GAATGGTCTGATCGGCACGATTCGAACGTGCATACAACAGAATACTGATATCTTTTACGATACTTACATAACTTATGCTACAATCTGTCCGCTAACCAGTTTGCGTACGACCAGATAAGCTCCCACTATGAGAGCGTATATAATAGTATACTGGAATTTCTTTAAGTTATTTTAGCGCATAAAAATGAGTGACAGGGAGGGACCCAAAAAATATCCCATAACAAACAAAAAGCAGAAGACACCTAGTATTATACCTACCAAGGCCCCCGTTGAAACTGTTTCTGATTCCTGGGGGGTTGAGGTGTAGACATTGTATATTACATAGTTAGATAAAAATAATTGCCCAATCCATTCCCAGAATTTGAAATCATATCATATAACATTTTTAATCCAAAAAATGTTCCAATAATTACTAAGATTACAAGCAATACTATTTTCCAAGTCTCCATTCTTTTATACTATACATCTAAATTTTGTCTTTGGCTCATTGAACTTCTGATTGCTCCGGCCAGACGACCCTCATCCATTCTTCTTCCTGTTGAGGTGCATACTACCAATCCCCCAAAAAATAAGAGAACCATTCCACCAACGAGAGGGAGAACATCATGACTCATCTATTATTAATAGTTCTTTTAATACTATCAATGAGTATTAAGGCATTACCAAAAATTGATAGAGCCTTGATGCCCTGTTCCAAATCCATATATTTTAATATATCTGTTTATTTAAATGTTGGCATTCGCCAGCTCACGACCCATCAATACTATCAGGTCCCCTAAAACACGGAAGGTAAAGACTTGGAAATTCGCCGCGCAGTTCTTATTCAAAAATGCAACCATGAAAGATAAAGCCGAACTTGGACGATTCACCAAACAAGAACTCCTTGAACTGGGACCCACTTTTATAAAGATAGGACAATTCATCTCAACAAGAGGAGACCTTTACCCCCTGGAATTCGTCAAAGAACTTGAATCCCTCCAGGACGACGTCACTGTTGTGGAGTATGACGATTCAAAAATACCATATGATATATTTTCACACATTGATATGACTACACCTTTCAAATGTGCTAGTATAGGACAAGTCTATAGAGCAACTCTCAAAGAAAATAATCAAGAAGTCATTGTCAAAGTCAAGAGACCAAACATGAAAGAAATTATGACAAACGATACAGATAATATCAAAGACATTGTAGAATTTTTGGAAAGAATTAATATTGACACGGGAACAGGATCAGGGGTTATTCTTGATGAAGCCATTGATAATCTTATCAGTGAAACAGACTATGTCAAAGAAAAAGAAAATGCAATTCAGTTCTATAATAATTTTAAAGATGTTCCTTGGATAATAGTTCCAAAAGTGTATGAAGAATATTGTACCGAAGACATTCTTGTCATGGAATATGTTCCCTCAGAAAAACTAAATAATATTCAAACAAAAGGTGTCAATAAAAAGAAAATTTGTGAAGCACTCATAACAAGTTATGTAAAACAAACAATGGACGATGGATTTTTTCATGCAGACCCACACCCAGGTAATGTTGGATTTTCACCAGAAGGAAAACTTGTCTATTATGACTTTGGACTTTGTGTTCCAATAAGTGATGAACTCAAAAATGGTTTCATGGAATTACTAGTACACATTGTTGAAAGAGACACAAAAAGTATTGTTCAAAAACTTGTAGACTTAAAAATTATTATTCCACAAACAGAACTTGGGGACATTGAAATATTCTTTGAATCCATTTTGTCATACATGGAAAAATTAGACCCAAAGAATTTAGCAGAAGACATTGTGAATGATGAAATACTTATGGAACTAGCTAAAGAAAAACCATTTGTCATACCATCAAGTTTCATATACTTAGCAAAAGCTTTCTCTATAGTTGAAGGTATTTGTTTAGAATTGGATCCAGAATTTAATTACTTTACATATTTAGAACCAATTATTAAAAACGAAGTTTCACAAAGTATTGACATACAATCAATGGTTAAAACGGTGGCTGAAATGCCTACGAGGGTCAAAAATCTAAGCACGGCTGTTCTGAGTTTGGAGAAATCCAGAGCAGCTGTAAAGAGGTCGTTGAAGAAGACGAGGAGGGAGATACGGTATGCTCAATATAGTATATTATGCACTCTCGTTGCTTTGGAGCAACAAAATCAATATGTGCTTGTATTTTTTGCGACATTAGCTGCATGGTTTGCCCTTACTTCTCGAAAAAATCAATAGCAGTGGGCTCATCCTCATCGTATGAATCAACGAGGTTCTTTTGGATGAAACGACGATGTTCCTCAAAAAGTTGTTGGGTGCGCTTGCGTTCTTCAACAGAAATATCCTTCAAACGCTGTCCGTATCTCTCAAGGTCAAGCTGACGCTCTTGATACATACGCTTCCCAAACTTCTTAAATTTCTTAGCGAGCTTCTTCTTAGAAGAGCAAACAACTGGAGACAATGTACACTTGGTAGTCAAGGCGAACATTTTGTTTTATACAATTATATAAATCCTACGCTTTATGTGTGAATTTAAAATCTAGATACTTTATATAAACATGAGTGTTGAAATTTTAGGAAAAGAATACCCAGTTGAAACAACAACAAATTTGGTATTGAATCATAATAGATATATGATAAATGAAATACCATCAAATGTTTTTCAATTAGTTAATCTTGAAAATTTAAATTTAAGTTTTAACATATTAAAAACAATTCCCACAGAAATTAAAAATCTCACAAAATTGAAAAAAATTAATTTGTGTTCAAATAAGTTTAAAGAATTTCCAAGTGAATTACTTGAAATGTCAAACTTGGAAGATATAAATATAAATGTAAATAAAATATCTGAAATCCCCGAAGAGTTAAAAAACTTAAATAATTTGAAAGTATTCTGTTGTGGTGACAATAAATTGGAAAAGATCCCAAAAGGAATTCTGTTTAATGAAAGTATAGAAGAATTACTTTTGGATGGAAATAAAATTAAATCTGTTCCACCAGAAATAGAAAATATGAAAAACATAAAAAAAATGAATTTGACAGATAATAAGATAGAAACAATTGCACCAGAAATTGCAAAGTTATCTAATATAAAAGAACTATTTATGTTAGACAATGAATTCACTGCATTCCCAAAGGAACTTAATGTTGATGAGTTAGAAATATTTGATGTAAAAAATTTTTGTGAAAATCGCCTAGGGTGCGCTTTTGATTACGATAATATCATCACAGAATTTTAATATTTGTGTCCCTTTGCAAAAAGATTTAACATTAATTTTTCACTATTTTTAACATATTCTAGCCATACCTTTTTATATTGTTTTTCAAGGTCTTTTATAAATTTCATATAATTTGGAAATTTACCAACATTATCTTCAATTTCTTGCACTCTCACATGAATCAAAGTTTCAAGTGGTTTAAATTTCTTTTTGGGAGAACTAGAAGCAGCATTGATATTATTTTTTTTATTTTTCTTTTCTTTCAATATTGTAGATCTTCTTTCAGTCATCTTAAATAATAATAATATTTTTATTTTTATTCATGATGTCTAATATTTTTTATAAACCATTTTTCATATTCATCAGATGTCCCAACAAATATTCTATCTTGGGCATAGACTGCATAATGAACAAATAAATATGAATATTTATTAAAATTTTTTTCTATCTCATCGCCATCTAATATATTTGCAAAATATACATCTGTCACGGCTGTCATAGTATTTTCATCATCATAAAGTAAAACACTACCATTATTAAAATTACTTATTGTTTTACATTGTGCTTCAATAAAATGATATACTTCTCTCATTGTTCTATTTTGAGAACCACCTGACCCACACACATTTTTAAAATTTACAAAAACTTTTTTATTTCCAAATAATTGTAATCCATCAAAATCTTCTGTATAATCAAAACCATAAAATTCTTTAAAAGGTTGTGGTTTTATTTCCATATATTTGAACCTTTGATTAATACGATATCCTTTTATATTTTCACAATTAATACCAGTTGATTTTTCTATTCTCTCTCTCTGAAATTTCTCACTTTTTATAGCGTGTCCCAATAAACTTTTTCTAGTTTCCTTGTTTGTTAATGGATTTATGAGACGCCTCATACGAAACAGGGTAGTTCTCATACTATATAACCTAAATATTAAAGAATTAAACAATAATATACACAATGGATCTGGAGTTATTGATTTTAGAACGCCTTTCCTTGGGTAAGCAAAGATACGGTCATGGTGTAAGAGTGGATGATGACACTACTCAATTTGGAACTCCCTCTGACTCTTGGATGCACATGGCATTGGAAGAGCATTTAGACGCTGTTATATATATTATTGCTGATTACATTAAAAAGAAAGATTTTTCAAGACCAAGGGATGAAGATGACAATCAAAGAATTCTTTATTTAATAATGAATCCCGAACAAGTTCGTGGTCCTCACAAATCAATGTTAGATTGTCTGACAAAACTCATAAATTTAGCTTTTTCAGAAGTAGAAACAGCAGATGATGTTTCTATACAATTAACCCCTGAAATAGAACAGAACTGAGGTTTGTAAAAAATATCTGGAGCCCTAACAGTCCCAATTGTAACTTGGTTAGTTTTTTTATTAATCATCATACCGTGGTGTGAATTCGCATAGTAAAATTCATAGTCCCCTGTCTGTATTTTATTTTTGAGACATCGTCCCCTCACAACAAGGTTCTGGTACATTCGGTTGGAAGCACTTCCGTCCATTATACTAATATATCAGATAATAATATGATAAGCATCCTGTTGATTGTTATTATATTATTATTAGTATTGCAGCTCAACAAGATGAAAGTCCTTTAATAGCTGTTTTACATATTAACTACGCAGCTGCTTATTTTTACGCGGCTAAAGATATTGCCACTGACAGGGAAATATTTAACGCTACGGGTGTAGATGTTCAAGAATATAAACAACATTTATCTAAAATACAAGATTCCGTGTCTCGTCAAGCATATGGAGCATGTCCTGAATTTGTTGGTGAAGTTGATTTATACATGGGTAAAATAGCTGGAAATGTTTAAATAAAAAAAATATCCTTATTACAAGATGTTGGGCATCGGTAAAGCCGCCTCACAAATAGCACCTTCGGTGAAGTTCGAAAAACCTAAACAAAAGCGTGCATCATATAGTGAATTTGTAAAAAAAATAAAAAGTAATGAAATTGAGCAGGTTGTTATAAGTCCAAATAAAAGTCAAGCTGTCTATTTAGATGACGAAGGAAACTTGGGTGATTCACAAATCATGCAAAACCAAGAACTTTGGAAACTCCTAACAAATACAGAAGCTGATGTTTTGGTTGATATGTCTAACCCTGTATCCTTTGACTACTCTTTATTGTTTTTACCCTTGTTTATTTACTTTTTCTTCAGGGTGTTTATGTCCTTGGGTGGTGGTGGACCACCAGGTATGCCAGGGATGGAACAAAAGAAAGCTGATATGGATACTGAAATTGAAACAAGATTTTCTGATGTAGAGGGCATTGACAATGCTCGTTACGAACTTGAAGAAATTGTAGATTTTTTGAAGAACCCAGAACAATACAATGGTTCGGGAGCTAAAATACCCAAGGGTGCCATACTAAGCGGACTACCAGGAACAGGTAAAACACTTTTAGCGAGAGCTATTGCGGGTGAATCATCAGTTCCATTTATCGCATGCTCTGGTTCTTCGTTCGTTGAAATGTTTATTGGTGTTGGTGCCAAGAGAGTTCGTGATTTATTTGAACTCGCTAAACAAAATCAGCCATGTATTGTATTCATTGATGAAATTGATGCTATTGGTAAAAAAAGATCTGCTAATGGTTTCAATAATAATGAAGAAAGAGAACAAACTATTAATCAACTTTTGACCGAAATGGATGGTTTTGAAAAGGACACCCAAATCGTTGTCATAGCAGCTACTAACAGAATTGATATACTAGATGACGCTCTTATTCGCCCAGGTCGTTTTGACCGTAAGATTGAAGTTTCTCTTCCAAGTTCAGAGGGTCGTGAAAGAATTTTAAAAGTTCATACAAAAGATAAAAAACTAGATAAAAGTGTTTCTCTTGAAGATGTCGCTAAAAAAACAATTGGTTTCACTGGAGCTGACCTTTCAAACCTAATGAATGAATGTGCCATTCGTGCTGTTAGGGATGGAATGAAAGGAGTTATTTCAAAAGAAATAATTGAAGATGTTTTCCAAAGAATTGTTGTGGGTTCCAAGGGAGATACTAAATTCTCTTCACTTCAAAAGGAACTTGTTGCTTACCACGAAGGGGGGCATGCTATTGTTGGAGCATCATTGCCACAATTTGACATGGTTAGAAAAGTTTCAATAATACCCCGAGGTTCTGCAGGTGGTGTGACCTTCTTCCAACCAAGAGTTGAAGGTGGATTGTTCCCTAAAAGTTATTTTAAAAACCAAATCAAAGTTGCATTGGGTGGGAGAGTCGCCGAAGAAATTGTTTATGGCAAAGAAGAAATTACAAACGGAGCATCTGCAGACTACGCCCAAGCATATCAACTTGCGAGACAAATGATAACAATATACGGATTTGGTCAAAACAATTATGACTATAACAATTTAAGTCAGGAATCAGCGAGACATGTAGATTTGGAAATAGATGGATTGGTCAAGGAATGTTATCATGAAGTTCTTGAAATGTTGTTACAAAAAAGATCTGCTCTAGAATCACTTAAAAATATTCTCATTGAAAAGGAAATTATTGATGGAAAAGAAGTCTATGAAATTGTATGCTCCCTAGAATCAGATGGATTTTGTATAATGCCCTAGGGAAGTCTATCCATTTGATCATATAAATCATCAATTTTATCCGATAATTTTTCAGAACATTCTTCCATAAATTTATTATGTATTCCCATATATGATTTACACAAATTATTAAAACCCCCTTCAAAGTTTTTATAATCTGGAAAACAATATCCTGCCTCTTCTTGTTCTTTCTTCAAACACTCGGGAGTATATTCTTCTAATGTAATATTGTGAATACGACAATAATGTTTGACAACCTTACTCTTTATAGACTTTGTTATTCTTTTGAGTTCTTGAAGTTCTCTTAATTCACATTCTAACATGTATGCATAATTATTAAGAACTTTTCTTTCATAATTTCTCATCTTTTCTTTATACAAATTGTTAAAATATTCACTCGTTTTGTCTTCGTATTCTCCATCTTCTATAACCTGATATTCGTGATTAAAAACATATGAATCTGTTTTATATCTAAACAAATCCCTAGTTGCATTGCATAATTCCAAATATTCTCCCTCGGGAATTGTATCAGCATGTTTTTCAATGAAACCCTGTATCTTTGTAAGATGTTCCATTCTTGGGTTTGAGATTATTCAGGACAAACTTAGGTATTCTTTTTTGTTGAATTACTTTAGATGTTTAAATATGCTTCTACATTCAAAGAATTAGGCAATGTAATTCTCAAATATAGATCTAGGGGTGAAAGACTAATAATGGACTACGCTAAAGAAAACTGTTCCATTAGGGAAGCAAAACATGTAGAAGACATAACAAGAAAAATGTTAGATGTATTTCCACAGGGTTCCATGTGTGCTCTAAAACTCACAAGTTTTGGTTCTAGAGAAAGTCCTGACAAAGCGTATCTCAGTGCAGTTAAAATAGTAAAAGATGCAGTTGATAGAGATATAAAAATTTTAATAGACGCAGAAGATGTATTATATCCTTCAATAGTTAAATGTCTTATGGAGGAATATAATACTAAACACGATGCACATGTTTATCAAACATATCAAATGTATAGAAGAAAAGCCCTCGATGAATTATTACACGATATCGAAGATGCACATAATAAAAAATATATGCTCGGTGCTAAAATAGTTCGGGGAGCATATCTGAATAAACAGGGTTGTTTATTTTATAATAAAGATGAGGTAGACCACGAATACAATAAATCTTTACACTACGCTTGTGTGTCTCCCCATGTGCATACAGTAGTTGCGACACATAATGCAGTGTCTCTAAGAATTGCAAAGAAATTTGAAAAAGATAGGTATTACACCGCTAATCTAATGGGCATGGATGAACATAGGCGAGTAGATTACCGTTATATTCCATATGGGAGTTTATTGGAACTTACACCTTACCTTCTAAGGCGTCTCAAAGAGCGTTTATCATGGTCTTAGAAAAGTTGTCTCAGCTCTTCAATTTCAGCTGTGTGCATCGCTCTAATACTAGCCATGTTTGAATTTGCAAAATCAAGGTATGGCAAGTAAAACCTTTCGCGCTTTTGTTTTTCATTATCACCAAAATCTCTCTTGACAAGTTCAATTACTTCATCAACATTTTCTTGATCCACACCATTGAACCTTGCATACTGCTGCATAGCCAATATTTTAAGTCTTTTGGTCAAGCATTTAAAATCCTTGTGTTCCTTAATCATTTTTTGATGATATTTAATACGCTTATGAATTTCAGTTTCAGAAAACATGAGTCGTGGAACTCGTTGAGGTGGGCGTTCTTGCTCTTCAGAACTATTGTCAGATACAGTGTCATACAAGGGCATGTCTTCCATCTCCTTGTAGATTTCTTTGAGCCTGTTGCATGCATTGAGGTAATCTCCCTCGGGGAGAGCCTCAGAGTTGTTGTCCAAGAGGGCGAGGACCTCGCGAATGGCGTCCATTTTTTTGATTTACCTTAAAATAAATCTCGTATGACTTAGGTTGTTAAATTCACTGCATTATCAAAATAACCAGGTGCCTTTTCTAAGGTCTCGGTATAGGCAAATTTTAGTATGTCTCTTTCGCCTTCACAAATTGGCGTAACACAATGTTGAACATCGTCCGCTTTTATGACAATAGCACTGTTTGGTTTAGTTGTTATTTCTTTTACTTTATGAACTTTAGGATCAAACCAACAAGTTTTAGAATTTGATGTATTTTTTACTGTATAAACAACTTCATATTGAGGTTTTGTGTATAAAAGTGTATCATTGTGCCAATCCATGGAACTCCCAACTGGATATTTTCTATATTCAATTGGAACATCACTTGGAAAAGTATTTTCGGGGAGTTTTAATTTTTTCTTTGTTTGTTGGTGTTCACACAATTTAGTTATTCCAGTGTCTTTTGGAACAATTGTTGTTAATCTACCCTCGGCAGTTGTATAATTTTCTTTTGTGAGAAGTTGTTCTAATTTTTTGCATTCACTCTTAATTATTTTGAATTCATCTTCTGTAAAAAAGTTTTCAATATATGTGACCCCATAAAATTCTTTCCCCAAAAATAGATACATTACCATCATTACAATTATTCCAATGAATATAAATATCATCTGAATTATAATAATATTATTTCACTTTGAATTTCACTTGCCCCTAGGGGAAAATTAATGAGTATTCCTTTTTTAAGACCTGTTAAATTCAAATAATTCCTAAGTTGTATTCGCATCGCGTCGTTGAGGGTTCGTGTTGATTTGAGTTCTACAACTGTGTCCCCAATGATGAGGTCACTGCGTAAATTTCCGATAACATGATTATTAAAAGTTATAGGAACTATCCTTTCACTCTCATAATCAACACCCCTGTTTCGGAGACATACTTCAAAAGCTTTATGATACACACATTCGTTATACCCCGAACCAAGAGCATTCATTATTTCTTGAGCACATTCAAGTTCTAACATTACTATACATTCCATCTAATCTTTTATATAACTGCATTCCACCCAAAAAACAAAATTTCAAAAATAGTCTGACACATGATGTCAATAACATGTCCATGATGTCTCTCAAATATGTTATACCAAATACATATGTCAAAACAGTATATTCTCTCTTAAGGGTTAAGGGAGATGTGTATGAAATATGTTCTATAACTGGTTTGAAAGTTATTAAATTATTATTTGTAAAAAGTCCACAAAATATGAGCACATATATGTTTGAAAAAGTAAACAAAAACATATCAACCATTGTCATAAATATAACAATCGCAGTTTCATCTCCAAAAAAATCATACAACTTTAACAAAAAATTGCCATAGATTTGTATGATTTTTATTTTTGTTTCCACATCACTTATAATTTCATACATATAGAAAGATGGTTGTAAAACTTTAAGAAGTTTCAAAGAAGTCATCATCATCCACATCTGCCCAATTAGATTGCCGAACAGTGAGATTTCTGAGTTGAGAAATAAGATCTTGATCTCCTTCATCTTCATTGTTATTTTCGTCATCAATATTTTCCAAAACACGCACTGGTGAAGATTGAGTAACAACTGGAGAAGAAACTGGTTCGGGAACAAGAGATGGACCGGCAACATCTTCGTTGATAGTTTCAGTCATGATAAATCTCCGATCTGGCAAAGTTGGGTCAAGAATATCACCATGGGTCTCACAAAGTTTGCAATAACTAGTGGGAGCCTCGCCAGGGAGATGCGTGTGCCTAGGGGGAGGAGGTTTCTGCTTTTTTTGCTTCTTTGGTTTGGGTTGAGACTGCTGAGAATCTTGGTTCAAATGCATTTTACACTTGCCGTTCTCAATACTTTTGTTTTTACATTGAGTGCCTTTTGCGGTAAGACCACAACATTGTTGTCTTTCATCGCGAGAAACCTTCTTTTTAGTGACCCTTGAGCCACTTTCAAATAAAGAACGGAGTTGTTTGTTTTCTTCAATCACACCATCCAACTTTTCGTGGAGGGATTGAACCAATTGAGTAAGTTGAGTAAGCTGGGCTTCCATCGTCAGAGGTAAATTTGAATTGTATCTCTGAGAATGTGAGTGTAACTTAGGTGTTCTTTTTACTTTAATTTTAACATGTAGATTGTAGATTTAATTAAACCCTCTATATCATCTTGAATATTTTTAAGGGCATTATCTTTTGGGAGTTTTATCTTCTTAATACGACCCAACAAGTCTTGGAAATATTTCTTAGCCTTTTTAGGGTCTTTAATATAACGATAATTTGGTTGATTTAATGTCATACGTCCATTTAGTGTTCCAATGTATGTTTCCGCGTAGCTGTCAAGGAGTGGCACAATACCTTCATAGTATTTTTGGAGAGCTTTATGCTGAGCATATGAATTAGTTGTTAAGTGGAACATATGAGCCTGATTTCTTGAGTTCATGAGTAACATTACAAATTTTGATACACACATTTTAACTATATTATTATGCTAGATATTTATTTGAAAGTATGTGAATGTATTCTATTAAAATCTCTTCACCAGCTTCATTTATAGCATATTCCATTTTAGTTGTAGATGGGGGTGGAGTTGGTGGAGGAGAGTAATGGAGTTCTTCATCAAATAAAAATCTTAAAAAAGTTACTACCTTTTCAAACATTTTCTTGTTAAAGTTAAGATATTTTTTCATTGACTTAGGTTGGCGTGAAACACTTTACAAAATTCCTTGAGACCGGGAATAATTTCTCTATCCCATTTTTCATCATCTCTCATAATAATATAACTTTTTCGCTCGTCATTATGTTGCTCAATGAGACGAGCCATATTTAATTTGACCATCTGTAAATAAGTTTGAACTTGAATAGCCTCATAATCTTTCACTGTATTGAAGAGGGTTCTAGTTCTGTTTTTAATTTCAACCAAAATCTTTTGATTATAATCACCAATTTCAAAACGGTCAATTCTCCCAACAATTTCATATGTAGTTCCCTCAATTTCACATACTTTGTATTTGTAAAAAGTATCATCTTCATATAATTCTGCAGAATCAGCATTTGCCGTATTGGCTTCATTTCTAGTTCCAAAAGATGTGAACAAAGTTTTTCTGAAAAAGTCTTTCACATTGTAAAAATCTCTTAATTGTAAAGTTGACGCAACCTTCAAACGAAGGGAAACTTCATCAATAATTTTTGAAACCTCCGAAGAATTTTTAGGTCTCGCTTCTTCAATTTCCTTAAATAATTCTGTAGCCCTTTGATCAGATTCAATAGCTTCCATTGCATAGTCATCCTTTGTTTTTCCTTTGAATGTTTCGGGTGAATACTTTTTCCACATATCATCCAAAACTTCTTGTGGCTTTTTGTAATAGTTTTTACCTATACAAGCAGCAACTTCGGAAGCCTTTATAATAATCTTTTTTCTTTCAATTGGTTTGTATTTTCTTGGATCGTCTTTGATTACTGCATATACCTCGGCACATGCTTGTGTATCAAACAGTGCATTGTGAGCTCCTTCAAATTCTTTCCCAAAAAGTTCCTCATAAATAACAATCAATTTCTTTGGTTTTCCATACCACTTCTTTACAAGATCCAAAGTACACACTGGTGTAAGTTTTTCAATTGGAGAAAAGTCAAGATTTCTCCGAATAGTTTCGGCTTTTAAAACACCAATATCAAACTTTAGATTGTGACCAATGATTTTGTTTGAATTGTGGGTCATCTCAATAAATTTTTTATATGCTTCTTCAAATTGAATACCATTCGTGTTTGCTTCTTCTTCAGTAATCCCATGAACTTCGGTGGCGGCAACCTTGAAACCATCTGGTTTAATAACTGTGTAAAAACGAGAAAGTTCCCTACCTCGGGAAGAATATGTAATCGCGGCGATAGACAAAATACGACACTCGTCCCAACATTCCAAGTTTTCTTTTGTTGGCGGTTGTCGTGTTTTGGGAAGACCGGTGGTCTCCGTATCAAAAACAGTATAAGACATTTCAACTGACATTTAAGCGGCTCTATCTCTTAAGTTGTTATTTGTTAGGAAACCAAAATATTGTTTTTTGGGTTCGTCTTTCTTTTTCATAATCTTGTTTCCACTTGAGTATAATTCAGACATAAAAACGATATTATGAGGCTGTATTTTTTTACTTTTTTCTCTGACTTTGGGTTTAGGTATATTAATTTCTTTATTCTCGGCTTTCCATGTGTCTGTCAAAGCCAACAAATTTGAACGATTGACCATTTATATATGTAATTATTTTTTCTTTTTTGCACTCAACATTATATTATTTTTTTTACGGTTTGTTGGTGATTTAGGTAGTGGTTTTATAGGCGTGTTTTGTGGGGTGGTGACAGCAGATCTCAATTTTGATTTTATTGGTGTAATGTTTCTAACATTATTTGTCAATTTCTTATATAAATTATTCATTTCTCTTATGTTGTTTGATTTCTTATTTTTTGGTAAAATATTGAAAAAATTAGAAGCCATTTTATGGTGATTGGTTGTATTTAGAATATATTCTATATTGTTTTTTGGTTTAGCACCTTTTGGTGGAGTTTTTATATTTTTTATTTGAACCATAAAATTATTATTGTTTGGTATAGAATAACGATTACTTTTCTTTAATGGAGAAGTAGAAAGTGTTTGTTTTGCATTTGAAATTGCTTTTTTCGCGCGGTTAGGTGTTGTCATCTGAATATTGTTTAAAAAATTTAAAAATGAAGTATTTACATTGCTTCTCTTTTTTGGTTTTGATTTTGATTTTTTTGAAATTTTCCCTGTTCTTGTTTTCATTCTGTAATATATTAATAAAAAAATTCATCATTCTCTATGAATACCCTTATTTTTTTGGGAGTAGGTGGGCACACGGGTTCAAATGTCTTCATATACATGTCCCAAATAACGCGTTGAACATCTGGACACAGTTTTTCAGTTGCCCGGCAAAATGCAATTCTTTGATCATCGGTAACGAGGGGTATGAAGTCGGTCATTTAGTCTCTTTTTTTACTGTACCGGTGACTCATTCTTTTACTTAGGTTATGAAAGAACAAATCCAAATCCAACCATGATTTTTTAACAAAGTTAGGGAGCATTAACCACATCCTATTTGTCGTAGTTTCTTCAAGATGTTGTTTAACATAATATGGGGGTTTGGGTTTAAATTTCAAATAAAGTATCAATAGGTAAATCCAGAGTGACGCAAGATGCGAATACATTTGCTGAAAAGAGTGTCTAATTTTTATATTGATAGATTACAGATGAAGCTAGACTTAAACGAACTTCCTAAAAAGACACAATACATTATTATTGATTCAGAAATGGTAAATGTCATAAATGGTGATTTTACACTTGATTTGAGTTTGGAATCAAATTTACATATGGAAGATATGTCAAAAGTTATTGGTTTCAAATTAGTTGATTTTTACATAACAAATGTTGGTAGAAACGATGCTGGTTTTACAAATGGTGCAAAATTTATAAACATCATGTGTGATGATATACCAAAAAGAGCACAACTTTTAGATGAAAGAGAAGGACATGTGTTGGCTAGAATGGCTCTTGATAGAAATTTTACTGGTTCTACTAATGATATTATTGTAAGAGATAAACAATGGCAACCACATCACAGAAAAACTAATTATTTTAATCCCATATCAATGCAGAAATTAAATTTTAGGATACGAGAATATCAAGCAGACGATGATTATATTCCGTTGAGAGCAGCGTGTTATTTTTACATGATTGTGGAAGTCACAACAATAGATGTAAGACAAAAACCACCAGATAGAGAAGTTCAAATGCTTCAGGCATTAACCCAACTTAATAAAAAAATTGATGAACTCAATGCAAATGTTGTAAAAATTCCAACTCAAAAAGAGACGGAAGAAGCACAGAAGAAAAAATATCCATTTGTATATTTGATGTTATGTGTTTTTATGCTAGGGGCTGGATACTTATTTTTCACCAGACAAAAAAATGTCTAGGTAAATTATATGGCTGTGAATCCAGTAACACTAATTAGTATTTTATTGCTTATAGGTGTCGTGACATTTGTTGCACTTAGATTGACTGTATTTAGTAGTGATGAGGGGGATGATGGAGAAACCCAAACAGCTACTGCTATAAAGAAATCAGCTTCTTCTTCTCGCAGTGATGCCGCTGCAGGGGTTGGTGCTGTAATGGACGAAGATGAAGAAACTGATGAACCCACAGATGAAGGCGAAGAGGGTGAAGAGGGTGAAGAGGATGAAGAGGGTGAACCAGAAGCCCCACCACCACCAGAACCAATAAATTGCGTGGGTTCTTGGGGTGAATGGAGTGAATGTGATAAAGAATGTGGAGGTGGCACACAAAAGCGCACTTACACTATTACTCAAGATCCCCAATTTGGTGGTCAAGAGTGTCCAAATGAAACTGGTGACGAAGAAAATCAAGCCTGTAATGAACAAGGATGTCCTAAAGATTGTGTGGGTGAATGGGGTGAATGGGGTGAATGTGATAAGACTTGTGGCACAGGTTTTAAATACAAATATTATAAAGTATCACAAATTGCTGAAAATGGTGGTAAAGCTTGTGAATACGATGGTTATCCAGTTGATGACAACCAAGAAGAAAAGAAGAAATGTAACACACAAGAATGTCCCGTTGATTGTGTAGGTGATTGGAGCGCATGGGGTCCTTGTAGTTCAGGTTCTGGTAAATGCTGGGATACACTCGGTAGCCCAAATCAAAAACCAACTAAGGTAAGAGAATACAAGATTACAACTCCACCAGCTCACGGTGGTAGAGCCTGTCCTCATAAGACTGGTGATAAGGAAACTGAAGAATGTGATACATCTCCATGTCCTATTGATTGCTCTGGCACTTGGACTGCTTGGACTGAATGCACTAACGGTGGTGAAATAGGTCAGAAGATACAAACTTACTCTATTGCTAGAAACCCACAATATGGTGGCAAGGCGTGTCCAAACAAAACTGGAGACATTAACCGTGAATTTTGTGGTTTAGATGTAACCAAAAATTTGGGAGCTCCAAACTCCACTCGTTCCATTGGGGAACTGAGTGAAACAATTCTACCAGGTGAGCCAGGGAAAGTTGGAACTCTTACCGTCTTTGGTGAATGGAACAAGGCTTGTGGTGGTAAGAGAACTGGTGGTATAGGATTGTGGATAAACGATGAACAACGATACGGAGCCCAAGTGAAAGAAAGAGGTTCCCCAAGAAGAAAGGGAACAGAAGTCAAACTTTGTGCCAAGGCTGGGGATAGAGTAAAATCCAGGGAGTGGCATAAATGCACTAAGAATGCTTGGGTTAAAATTCGGTGGGATCCAGTTTCAGCCGCAGGTTGTAAAAATGGTTTCCAACAAGTTGGTGGTGCTAGAAGATAATTTAATTAAAGATTTATAGCTTTTTTATAATAGTATGAATATCCAAGTAATTGGCCCAGGTCTTAACTCAGGCATCGGCCAATTATGTAATAAATACGCGGAACTATTGGGGTGCCCCTATACAATTATGGGACAACACCCAATTAAACCATCTGACAATATGTTTATTTTCGCACTTCCAGTTCCTCATTGGATAAATGTTATTCCAAGGTTGCGACAGATTTGTAAAAATTTGGTATGTATGTCAATTTGTGAAACAGAAACAGTGCACCCAGATTATGGTAAATTGTTTAAACTTTTTGATAAAGTTGCTGTCGCGAGTGAATTCTGTAAGCGTATTTTTTCAAGACAATTTCCAGAAACTGAATTTTTCTTGATACATGCACATGTCACAATTAGGAATTTACCACCAATCATAACAGAAAACAAACCATATATTTTTTATCACATTGGTAATGTTGCTGATCAAAGAAAACAATTTAACAAAATTTTGGAAGCATTTGTTCGAATGAATAATCCAGATACACATTTATTGATAAAAGCAACATGTAATCAACCAATTCAAATAAATATCCCTCGGGTCACTGTGATTAACCAATTATTGTCAGATGAAGATATGGACAAAATACACGCCGAGGGTGATTGTTATGTTGCCTTTAGTCATTCTGAGGGTATTGGAATGGGAGCTGTGGAAGCAGCTCTTCACGGAAAACCTGTTATTTTACCAGAATATGGTGCAGCTGGTGAATACATTAAGAGTGATTACACTATTAAATGTGGAATGACAACTCTCCCAAATGATGATTTCTTGTTCCAAAAGGGTATGGAATGGGGTGACCCAGACTTTTCCCAACTTCAAGAATTTATGCAAGATGCGTATGATAAACGATTGCGTCATGCGGAACACAGCCACACGAAGGAATTGTTGAATCCTGATAAGATTAGGGAGCAATTTAGGCTTGCCTTTTCATGAAATAGTCAGTGAGGAAAGCGATGAGACCAATCAAAATGGTTCCAGTCATCATGTATTCCCTCTGAACTATTGACATCTTGACAAGGTCATCTATTGGTTTAACATTAGTTGGTTTTTTTATAACCAGGGGGGCAGCATATGTTATGGCGATAAACAATGCCATGGCAATTATAGATGATTGTAACTTCATTTAATATATATAATATAAAAATAAATTTATCTTCTAACAATTTGTGTTTGTCTAGAATTTCTTTTGTCTTCACACTCAGTCCTGCTTTTTCTCATCCTTTCCAGAGCTCTTTGGAGTTTTTCGTTTTCTCCCAAAGCAGGAGCATCCACTGGTTTCTGTTGGGGTGGATGAAACTTCTTCACCTTCGTCCTCATGTTCCCAGATTGCTCCTTCACAACTTCCCAACGAAGAGGTTCTTTCAACCAGTTCATTCTTAAGTCTGTTATGTTCTATCCACAAAGTAATAAAACTTAGGTATTGGAAAAACATATATGTGATTAAAATAATTTGAGGAGAGAACATCTTTTATTTATAATTGAAACTATATTTTTAACTATTACCCGCGATAGAAGATAGGTATAGATCTATTTCACCTTGGAGAGATGGTATTTTTTGAACAACTTTTTTTGTAATTTCTTCTTGAACTTTCATGACATGTTCAACAAATACTTTTACATCTATACCAGTTGTTCTGTTTATCTGTCTGTGTGAAGCAATACTTGTTAAAAATTCAAGATGTGCCATTGCATAATTTGCGTGCATAATAGCAATAAGTGGGGCATCACTTTGTTGTGCCAATGTTGCATACTTTGCTGTCTGTTTAACAAGTTTCTCAATGACAGATGGCTGACTACTTCTCATAATCATAAGAATCAACACAAGGATGATAATAATTTGCCAAAGCATTCTGTAATAAAGAAATAAAATAATACTATTATATGTCATTCAAATGGGAAAGACAGTGCTTTCAGTGCGGTCGCCCTGTTGATGTATATTTTGATGATTATGAGTGTATTCAAACAATGTTGAGAAGCATGAAATTTTTTGTGGATAACCCAATTGATTTAGATTACAATGTATCTATGTTGAAATTCTATGGACAAAAAGTAAAAAGAGTTTGTTTGGGATGTTTTGAGAATAAATTACATTTCAACCCTAGGGTGATAAGAGAAAGAGAAACAGGGATGAAACCAAAAAGGCAAATATTACCCAAAATATATACTCGGACAAAAGAACAAATAGATCGTTGGAACCTAAGGTTAGATAAATATTTAAAGAATAGTGTATAATAGATTGTAATGATTACTCAGTCTCAACAATTATTGTTAAATTCTCTCAATAAATTTTACAGTGTTTCTAATAACGCGGACAAATTGCTAGATGTTATACACCACAGAAGGGGGGTGTCCTTGCGGAACATTGAGTGGTTTATAACGAACTACGCTAAATCTAATCAGACAAGGTATAAAACGAGAGATGGTAAAGACTTTCCTGTTCATATTCAATATAAGGCGTCACTTGATGGATACAGCAAACGCGCCTTTGATCCATTTTGCCGAACCGAGAGAATTGATTTTGCATTACCTGGGAAGGAAACAATTTCTACAACTGTTAGTCAATTGAACTTTCTCAGATGGTGTATTGTCAACGATATAATCAGTTATATTGAAGATAATAAACACATCCTTAAGAAGTAGGGAATCCTGGTAAAAAGTTAGGCCTCATAGCCGTATCTTGCTGTGTCTTTTGACACGCTGGACAATCATGTTTAAATACAGGTGGGAATGAGTGATTATGTTGCACATCTGAAACAATCTGTATAGGTTCCACAGATTTTTTCTGATGAATATGTGTCAAACAATACCCGTCCGTTTTAGATCTCCTAGAGCATCTTTTGCCGTCTTTGAGTAAACCCTGACATCTATCATCCCCTTCATTGCCAGTTGGCATATCCCGAAGGAGAATTCGTAAGGGAATTCCATGCACTGCTGATACTCTCTCAGCGTATTTTGTAAGTCTCAGGGTCATTCGTCTTTCGACTTCTCCATCAACAAGTCTTTCAAGCTCATCAAATACTGTCATGCCTTACTATTCATTAGCTCCCATTTTTTAAATATGTCTAACACGCTTGGTTGGTTTTTATCTGGAACTAACTTCTTCTTTCCTCTAACCTTCTTAACTATCAAATCACCAAATATATCATCTTTAGGATTTTCAACCAAGGGTTCAATTAAATCACATATTGGATTCAAGAATTTGTTATTGAAATAATATTGATAATCAATTGGTAAATTGTGTTCCTTTACCCAAGCAGGATCCTCTGATTTCTCATATGCTTTGGCGCGAGGGTCTCCTGTGTCAATCAATAAATATGGAATTCTGTCTCCAGATTGAGGCTCTGAACCTGGACGACGCTCTCTCATCTTGTCCCTAACTGCGACGTGTGCTAAATTGTTGTTTTTGTATTTATCACCCAATTGTTGGGATAATAAAAGTTTTTCGTTTTCAACAGAACCATCTAAAAGCTCCACTGCTCTCTGATGTGCTAAAGCCTTAGCTGGCTCTGGATCACTTGTGGACAACAAAACATCCAATAATTCTTTACATACTTCCCTAACATATGGAGTATTATCACGACGCACAACTTGAAGACCCTTAATATCAATATAATCCATTTTCATTTTTTCATCCTTGCCCTTAGTCCATAATTTAGCTGCATAACGCTTCTTTGAATACAAGAAATAAGGGCAATATACTTTTTCAAGTTCTAAATTATTAGGAGCTTTGAATAATTTAGTGCATTCACCCGCAGCTCTCTCACCCAACTCCCAACTGTATGCAATTGCATCTTCACCAGTCCTATCACCCACATCAAATTCAACCATTACAGAATCTGTGTTATGAACTACAATCTCACCTGGTCCAACATGGAAATGGTGAGACTTTGTAGTTAGGTCATACACATATTGCTCTGTTTCACCCAAATACTCAATAGACTTAATCCTCTTTGCATTTTTTTGATTGTTTCCGTATTCAATACAATACTTTCCATTTTTGAAATAAAAAATCATTGGGTGCTTAGAACGACGACACAACAAATACATCTCAGCACATTTGACTTTTGTTTCAAACTCAAAATATAGATTTTCTGAAAAGAAACCACAAATAAAATGATCCACATACTCATCTGGACCATTCAAAATCATTGAAGACACGTGGTCTATCTCACCCCGCGCGTAGTATTTACCCATTAATTCAATAGACTTGACATCCAAATCAACTGACACATTAGAATACTTGATCTTTGAACTATCTGCATGAAGTAATTCTGAACCAATATTCAATTCAGTTGGTTTAATAATAGTAGCGTGTTTATCCAAAAGACTGTGGTCTTCTGTCACATCAACAATACCTAATCCAGTTGAAACGCGATACATTTTCTTTGTGGTTTTGTGTCTAATTGCTCTTTCAATTGGTGTCCAACCTTTTTCAGTCCATACATCTAAGCCTTCTGTAGGACCATATTCCTTATCTCCATATTGTGAATACTTGGAACACAATTTTTGAATCTCAATACATGCTACAATACCATCTTTACGAACTACAATAGGGGTGTCTCCAGATACTGAATCACCATAACGAACCTTTGAACCAGGGAAGTTCTTTTCAACATAGTTCTTAGTCATATCAATCATAGAACGACCCATAAGAGTGACAGAAGAAGCAATTGGCACACATGGAAGCATTCCTCGCCCAGCTCCTGTGAAACCATAGACACTATTCATACTTACTTTATACGCGAGTTGTTTTCCGTTGTAGACCTCTTTCATATGTCCTGTAGCTGCAGCCATATCTCGCTTCGCCTGTTTTCTGAACATCTTCAACTCCTTAAGAATACTCGGAAGAAGGGAATCAACATTCTGAGCAAATTTATATGTAATGTCACCAACTTTAAAAGTCTCATACTCTACACCTGAAATATTCTCATATTTTGGATCCATAACTAATGACGAATAACATAGATTATGAGCCATCATGATACTTGGATACAGTCCCTCAAAATCCAGTGCAGTGATAGGCTTGTAGTATGCTCCTTTATGGGCTTCCAAAACTGTTGCACCCACATATGACGCTTCTGGTTCTTTTTCGTGTCGTATAACAGGAATAATAAAACCTAATTCCTTAGCCTTTTTAGCAAGTTGTGAAAATACCTTGATCTGTTGTCCCCTCTCAGAGAGGTAATCAATAGGCACCCAAGTTGCTTTAGCCATTTCTAACAAGTTTGTAAGGATACAAAGTTTCTTGTCAAGTTTGATTGGAAGAAGAGTATCTTGAATACAATATTCGGCGACTTCTCTCAACTTGATTGGATCAGCTTCAATAAAACGCGCAAACATCTCCTTTGCTGGCATATCAATCTTTTCTTCGCCATTGAGATAGAGTTTGGATACAGAGTTTAGTTTGTATGAATCAAGTTTGTATCCTTTTTTGACCTCAAAAAATAAATCAAAAATAAATCTACCTGGCATTTTGAGGAGTTTTAACACGTTGTGACCCAGGGCACTGGATGATAGATTTTTTTCTACAATCTTACTGTGATGATCTTTCAACTTACCCAAGTTGAAGAAAATACGGGGACACCCACAAACAATACCCCTAGTGTAGATATAATTCATGTCAAAACCAAATAAGTTCCAACCTGTGATTGTATCAACATCGTGTCTGAGTAAAAACTCTCTAAAACCCATCAATAACTCCTTTTCGGTGTCATAACTGATAATATGAGAACCCTCCAAGTTTGGATCAGTGTTTTTATAACACAAACAAGTCTTATTATATGGTTCTGTCTCACCATATTTAATGAGTGAAATAGCTATTTGAAATACGCTGTCCCCTTGGATGTCTGGATCTGGAAATTTACCCGTGGAACTGTTACATTCAATATCCAAGGAAGCATATATAAATGGTGCTACATCGTCTTTGTCTATGCCTTTGAGCTTTTTCCAATCAGTGCAAAACAAATCAATATCTGTGTGTGCATATCCTCCTTGTATGCATGATTCACTCGCATCTATCCAACCCGTTGATTTGATTCCAGACAAATGCATAAATCTAAGCATTGGTTCAAGGTTTGATTCATACACTCTTCTAGGTCGCAATTCATCAGGAAGTGCTCTTCGTAGAATGCTATTAACATATTTACACGATTTGAGAGATTTGAAAAAGAGTTTAATGAATGTAGATTTCTTTCCGTTTTGGAAACCCCAAACATCAGTAGCTTGGGACATAGCAAATCTCTCTAGACATCCAGGACAAATCTTCTTCAATTTGTTAAACAAAACTTGAGCTCCATTTCTGCCTTCATTTTCTTTAAGTTTAACATAGAAAAATGGTTCAAATTTTGTGGATACACACACAGACGCACCATCTTCTGTTCTACCAAAGATGCTTATAATATGAACATCGTCTTCATCTCTAGCTTCCCAGGTAAGTGCCTGAAATGTCACCATACTTACTATAAGTTGGATTGAAATTTTTAAGCGAAAATAAAATGTAAAGAATTAATAAATGTCAGCTTTAATAAGCCTCGTTTCCAAGGGAGTCCAGGATGCCTATATAACAGGGGATCCCCAAGTGTCATTTTTTAGACAAAACTATAAACGCCATACCAATTTTTCTCTCAAGCCAGAGCGCATTGATTACATCGGTTCTTTCACTGGAAATTCAGAAGTTACAATTCCAATCAAGTCCAAGGGGGATCTTTTGACTTATATCTGGATTGAAGCTGATGCCATTGGAAGCGTTGAAGAAAACAGTAACGGTTTCTTCAGCTCTAATACTACACCATCTGAATTTACTTTGATGATTGGAGGACAACAAGTTGTCACCATGGATTCTTTGTTTGTCCAAGGTGTTCATAATGTTTTGTATAACGAAACCCAGGCACAATCATCAACCGCGATCACAGCCAACAAAGTGGCTGAAAACGCCAAAGGTGGCACAGGTGCTGGTGACAGCTATGTGATTCCATTCTTTTTCACCCAGGATTGGACTAAGGCTCTTCCATTGGCTGCCCTACAGTTTCACGAAGTTGAAGTCCGAGTTAAGTGTCGTCCAGGCCTTCTAGTTGGTTCTACACCAAAAGTGTATGCCATGTATGCTTACTTGGATACAGATGAACGCAAGTTCCTCACAGAACAACCACATGAAATTCTCATCACCCAAGTTCAACACCAACCAGTGAGCTCAAATACAGACACAGAATTTGATTTAACATACTTTAACCACCCAGTCAAGGCGATTCACTACGTGTCTGGTGCTCAAAGTGATTACTCCTCAACTTGGGATACATCATTCACTTTCAATGATTCTTCTCTCTACATCAACGGCACCGCGCTATTTGAAGGAACAACACCAGAATTCCACCATACAGTTGTTCCAAAGATGCACTGCCAGGCTCTCCCAGATTCTTGTCTAAATGCCGCACCAGTTTTCACATGGCCATTCTGCCTCAACCTTGCCAAATCCCAACCAACTGGCTCAATTAACTTCTCTCGTCTCGATACAGCCAAATTGACATTCTCAAGCCCACAATACGGTGCCACCAATAATAACCGAGTGTACGCTGTGAACTACAATATTTTACGTATTAAAAACGGTATGGCTGGCGTTGCCTTCTCAAATTAATCACTAAATTAGGGTTTAGATTTAACAACACTTTTTAATGAAAATCATCATTCTCATTAAAAAATGTATGTATCAATAAATGGTATGTAAGTGCTGTGCCAAAGATATTGTTCGCGACGCAGATGCGGTATATTCCACTCAGCCAGGGATAATTAAACAAAAATGGATTCCTTCTAAAACAATTAGAATATATAACAAAAGTAAATATTTTATTGAATTAGATATTAAGGATAGAAAAGGGACTTTCCTTCGTAGTATGAACTTGGGTGCAATGAATGCAAATGCTGGGTTAGAATTTGAAAATGGAGATCATGATGATATTCAAACTGTTAAAGTATTACCTGGAATGGTAAAAAAACTTAGAGTTGGAACCTGGTCTTATATGATTACAGCTTATATGAATGGTAAATTATTGTTTAAAAATCGTGTATATAGCACACGACATTATCCTTGTTTTTTTGATAGACATTATGGAGAAGCAGATAGTAAAGGCATTAGAGAAGTTCCTCAAGAACATTTTATTGAACCACCAGAAACTAAAACAGAAACAGAATCCAGAAAAAGAAAGTGGTTCTTTTTATTCTTATTATAGAGAACTTAAAAATGAAAAACAATTAATTTGTAATGAACATTGTTTGTAAAACTCCAACAAATTATAATTCTCTAAAAAAAAGAATTAAAAAAAGCACCTTTCAATATGGATTTGCACTCACCTCAGGATACTTTGTATGTAAAGGAGCGGAAGAAGGTGTTTCGGCTATGCTCGGAACCATTTCGTCCATGGTTTACTTGAATACATTAACAAGAAGAGTAGATAATATTGAAACAGCTTCACCATTTCCAAATGAATTACTTGTTCCAGTAGGAAATTTTATGTTTGAAGCCATATGGAATCACGCACCATTTGCGTTTGACTTTGATTACACGGCAACACTTCTTGGGTTTCTAGTCTATAAAGGTGCATTACTCAACTTACTCTATGATGTTGTTGTAGAAATGCTGCAGCCCGAAGATGAAATTAAAAATAACAGCATAGATTTAGAGAGGGAAAATGAGTCTTGATATAATAATGGGTAATATGTTTTCGGGTAAAACATCCGAACTCATAAGACAACTAAAAAGATATAAAATAATTGGTTCTAAAATATTAGTCATTAATTCTTCACAAGATACAAGGTCAAATGAAGAAGTTTTAAAAACACACGATAATGTCACTTTTAAATGTTTGAAAACAAATTCATTATTATCAATCCTCAATGAACCCCTCTTCCAACAAGCAGAGGTTATTGCAATTGATGAAGCACAATTCTTTGTCAATCTCAAAGCATTTACAGAAGAATGTCTTCTCCAAAACAAAAATGTTTTAATGGCTGGTCTAGACGGTGATTACAAACAAAGAAAATTTGGAGAAATGCTTGATTGCATACCAATGGCTGACACTGTGAAAAAATTAAAAGCACTCTGCACCAAGTGCAACAATGGAACCCTAGGTCCATTCACAGTGAGGACAGTTTCAAACCAAGACCTCATACTTGTGGGAGATACAGACATGTATACTGCCAGATGTAGAAAACATTTGGAGGCTTAAAGGTTTAACGAAATTAATGTATGAGAGTGACTTGAGGGATGCTTTGGTCGATGACCTCGCGGGTTCGAATCCCGTCCTTGACAACCTTTATATAAAGTCAGGGTGTCCGAGCGGTTAAGGAGAGGCACTTAAGCGCACTTAACAGACTTAAGTTTTAAATAATTTTCCTTTATTTAAAAATTAAGATTGAGTATAAACAAATGTTGAATTGGTTATTAGATTTATTGAGAATTCCAACTTGGGAATGAAATCATTGAAAGTTAAAAGCAAGAGAATAATATAGCTTATGAATATATGGAGATATGTTAGACATCCTGATAACAGTCTGGCGTTGGCACACATTTATGATGAGAATGTTGAAATAGCCGTTGAACTTATCCCTAGACCTGGCTCCGCAACAAGAGGTTTATTTTTAAAACCAGAAGCTTGGAATTGGACTGTTAAATTAACACTTATACATTTTTTTGCACTCTTGGGGTGCGCTCATTTCGTTATTTTTTCATACCTCTCATTTTTTCACTTGGCACTATCCCTAGGAGTTGGATTGTCAATGAACGGAGAATATGCACCCATTACATTTTCCATAAATTACATGTTTTCTTGGGGTCTATTAAGTTTTGCACTCATGTTCAAAGAGTTGTATTCACTCATTGTTTCATTAACATATATAATTGTATATTCAATAGATGTTTTGTTTTTCAGAATTTAATGTTGTAATAAAATAGGTATGAGAGTTAAACTCATAAAAAGTCCTAATCCTAAAAAGAAATATCGTGTAATTTTTGAAGATGGAGATACGGTTGATTTTGGTGGTAAGGGATACAGTGATTTCACACTTCACAAGAACCCTCTCAGAATGCGTTCATATCTCATAAGACATGGAGCATCGCCATACATCTCAGCGTCCCTCAAAAAAGAAAAGAACCCAAAACGCGTTCTCAATAGTTTATTGAATGTTTCCAATTCACACCTTGAAAATTGGAAGCCTTCAGGAATAAAAACTGCGGGTTTTTGGTCTCGTTGGCTCATTTGGAGTATTCCATCTATGAATGGCGCCAAAAAATTAATGACCAAAAAGTTTAATATCACTTTTTATTAAAAATATTTTCTAACCAACTTGGTATTTCATTGGTCTTAGTTCCAGTTCTATGACGACTGTATTTTTGAACAAAGGGTTTCTTTATGTTTTTTGTTTCGCGTGCAGGGGTTGTATTTATAGTTGGTGGTCCAGGTGATTTCATTTTTTTAGAACGGGCAGTGCTTCTAGTAGGAGAAGACTCTGGAAATTTAGGTCTTTTTGATCTATGACCCGGTGATAAACTAGTAGATGGTTGTGATATTTTAGTAAAATCAACCTCTTTTAGTAATTTATTAATTTCACTGCCTGTACTTGAAGACATCTACTATTTATTTATATAATTTTTTTAGCTCTCTGAGACCCCCGACAAATTTATAGTTCTTAAATATAATTGGCGCTGTGTTGTGTTTATTTTTTTCAGATATGAGACCTGTATTTTTTAAATTTTTAATGACTCTATCTTTTCCACCGTAATTATCAATATTTATCATTTTTACTTTTTGATTTTTGTCTTTCAACATTTTTATTGCGGCTTTACAAAATGGACACCAAGTGTAATGATATACCATCCACATTTTATAATAAAAAAATATTTAATTATTATAAAATGAATAATAATAATTATTGGTTAAATTTAACAAACCTCCGTAAGAGTCCTGTAAAAAAGACTAGAAAAAGTGTAGAGAAGCAAAGACAAGAAATACAAGAAATGATAAGTAAATTTGGAAAGCCAAAAAAAACTAATGTTCATCCAAATAATAAAGTTGAATCAAAAACAATTAAGTTGAATAAGAAAAAGTTCACTTAATAAAAGTTTTCTGTGCGATAAATTTTGGCTTCGTATTGATTATCTTTACCAAACACTGAAACCGTTTCACCACCATAAAGTTCATTACATCCAACATGTTGATCATCACAGTCGCGGCCATTAATCACAAGGGGTAAAGACATCATTGCGTTGGAACCTAGGGATCCATTGTCTGTAGCATAATACATATAACTATCACGACGATAGGGTGTTTCTTTTCCAAATAAGGGAAGAGTATCCTTTGTTAATGTGTCAAATAAAATACCAACTTGTTGAACTTGACCTGGTTTGTAGTGTTTCAATGGTGGCCCTCGGAACTCTGGTGTATTCCTAGTATCTGGTCTATCTTTTGTAAAACCCGGTTCAAACCTTGGTCTTGGTTCCTGAGTTTGAATTGGCATTGGAACAATTTTTACAGTTTCTCTTGTAAATGTTCTGGTCATATATATAATTATTGACAATGCAACAACCAAAATAAAAATAAGCACAATGATTGCAAGTTGTTGTTTATCACTCTTATTCATTTAAATTATATAAGATTTTATTTTTTTGTTTTTTTGGGTTTATGTTTTTTTATATCGCTGTATTTCAAATATTTAGCTTTTGATGTTTTAGGAGTGTTTGGTGCCTTAAAGAAAATAATTGTTCTTTAAATAGGTATGAATATATTAGGCATAGATATAGGATATCATAACTTAGCTTTAGTTTTAGCTGAATGTAGTAAAACTGACATTGATATAATTTATGCTAAAAAAGTTTCATTAGAAGATTATAAATATATTAATTCTAATGACATAGTTGATTTAGTTCCATTAATGTTGGATCAACATAAATATTTATTTGACCAAGCAGATCAAATTGTTATAGAAAGACAACCACCTGGTGGATTTACAAATATTGAATGTCTCATTAATTATATATATAGAAACAAATCAATTTTAGTTTCACCAAATGCAATGCATTCATTTTTTGGTTTTGGACATTTGGACTATGAAAGTAGGAAAGAATACACCGAAAAGATTGCATATCCATATATGAAACAAGATGAATATTATATGAAATTAGACAGAAAGCATGATATAGCAGATGCAATTTGTATGATTATATTTCAAAATCATAAGAATACACAATTATTTAAAAGAAATGATTTGGTTGAAAGATCAGTTTTCAGCGAATTCCTTTATACGAAGCCTACCGAGCCTCCATTGGGTGAACATCCAAAGGAGGAAAAAAATAGTTTTAATTAATTCTTTTGATTTATTGTTATCAAGTTTGTAAATTGGACTAATTATTTTTGAAGTAAAAGTTTGTGAAGGATCTTTACCAGTTATTTTTGCCTCCAACTGTGTTAAAGCACAAGTATCATCATTCATCATCCAATGGAAAAATATAATAACCATAACGATTGAAAAAGCTCTTAATTGTCTCGGCTGTCCCACAAATGGTATAAGTATTCCAATTAGAAGAATAATTAAATGAATGAAGAAAATAATGTTCATTTATTATAACTCAGAAAAGAATGGAGCAAGAAAAAAAAGTTGCCGCCCGAACAAGAGAGTGGTATAAGGCACAAGAAAATATATTGCGTGTTTGGGGTGAAGCTGCTGCGTGTTATAGGTTCATGAACTACAGAGCTTTCCTCTTGTATAAAAAATCATCAATGCGTTTTACATTGCCCGTTATTGTTCTATCAACAATTACAGGGACAGCGAATTTCGCACAAGAACAATTTCCTGAAAGTATTAGACCTATGGTGCCTTCTATTATAGGTGGTATGAACCTTATTGCAGGTCTCATTGCCACTATCATGCAGTTTTTGAAGATTAACGAATTGATGGAAAGCCACCGTGTTGCTTCCCAATCTTATGGTAAATTGTCAAGAACTATTCGTTTGGAATTAGCTCTCCCCTTGAGTGAGCGTTCCATGGATGGTCGTGATATGGTAGAATTGATGCGCGCGGAATATGACCGTTTGATAGAACAGTCACCACCAATACCAACACCCATCTTAGATGAATTCGAGAAGGAATTCAGAAATTCCAAGATTTTCAAACCAGAGATTATGCATATCCAACCAATTGAACCATACAAGGCTATTTTGGAAACTTCCATGAAAGCTAAGCAAATATTTAACGAAGGTAGAATGAAAGATGACATCACTCGTGCATTGGGGGGTGAGTTGAAAAAAAGAACAGGTTTTAAAGTTAGTGAATTTGCACCAGCTTCTCAACAACCAAGCACCGCTAAGTCAGTTAAGGAAGAATTAGAAGATTTGAAGAAAACAGGATTTGTTTCTCTTCAAAGCAAGGTGATGAAGGACTTTAAAGCAAAGACTGAGAGAATGTCTGGTGTAGAACTTTCTGAGATTGTGACTGAAGAACCACAAGTCCCAGTTGAAGAGACATCAGTTCCCGTTGAGGATGCACCATCTGAACCAGTCACCGAAGAATCCCCCAAAGAAGATTAAGAATATAGATAAGCAATACCAATAATATAATATTGAATGCGACAAAACACGCGAGATATGGCATTATTTTCTTTCTTAAAGGTTTAAGAACTTTATCATTTAAAGACTCGCTCTTTAACGCCATATCTATTGCCTGATTTGTAATTTCATCCATGGATCGGTTCATTAATTTAAAGTGCGATAAAAAAATGCCACAAAATACTCTGCATTCAAAGGCAAGAGAAAAGTTAGAACAAATCGTTAAGGAAAACAAAAATGTGTTTGTAAGTGGAGCACTTGGTGTAGGTAAAACACATTTAATTAGAAGTGTTCTAGAGGGAACAAAGTTTTTAGATTTGGATTCAACTACCACTAGATTTTATTATTTATGTGGAAATGGAGTTTCACATATATTTATAGATAATTATGAAGATGATTTAGTTTTTAAAAAAATAGTTGATGAAGTAAGTGATGGTCATAAGAAAACAAACGGTTCATTTATTGTGGAATCTCAAAAATTTCATTTAATTCCAGGGTTTGAAAATATTATAATAGATAAACCAACTATAGAAGAACTATTATCTCTCACTAATAATACAAAAGATTATACATCTGTTGCAGAAAAGTGTGATGGTAATATCAGAGATTTTTTCACTTACAAAGATTTTTTAAAATATGAAAAAGATAAATTCTTTACAACAAAAGAATATATAGCAGATGTTTTATGTCAAAATGATGACATAAAAGTTAGAGAAAGTTTACAAGAACATGGTAATTTTTGGTCTACAATTCATGAAAATTATTTAGATTCAGAGGGATGTAATATGGCTAAAATAATGAATTCTCTTTCCTGTGCTGATTCATATGATTTTTCCATATACGATGGAAATTGGGATTCAATGAAATATTTTGTGAATGAAGTTGTTTCAATTCCTAAATTTTATTTTGGAACCCCCCTAGAAAAGGACAAAATAAGAGCTGGGAGTTCTTGGTCTAAAGCAGGAAACCAAAAGATGCGAAGAAGAAAAATTGCAGAAATATTACAAAAAGGACCAGTTGGTATGCATAAAGAATATTTACATCTTCTCAAAATTTATGCTAAAGAAGGAAACGTAGAACTATTAAAAGAATATGATATTACACCTCAAGATTTTGATATTATTAATCATATTTGTATACAAAATAAATTAAAGCAAAGGGACGTGAATAACATTAAGAAATGTCTGAAGAATTAGAAGAAACAGTTGTTCTTTCCCCTAGGGTTATTGGAAATGAAATATTGTTTTTTAGTGACATTACTGAAGAATCTATTTTAGATTTTTTGGAAGCGTTTAAAAAACTTGAAAATGAAACATTGAAAAGGTATGTGGATAATCCGTGTGCTAAGCCATGTATTAAAATTACCATTAACAGTGGTGGTGGTGATTTGTTTTCTGGAATCGCTGCTATGAACATTATTGAAAAATCCCGTGTGAAGGTAATAACAGAGGTTCAAGGAAGTTGTTGCAGTGCAGCAACTTTCCTTTTGCTTGCTGGTCATGAGCGTCGCATGGGTAAAGATGCATTTGTTTTGATTCACCAAATAACAACTGGTCAGTTTTGGGGAAAATTCCAAGAACTCAAGGCTGAGTGTGACAATTGTTCTAAGTTTATGAAGAGAATTGAAACAGTTTATCGAAAAAAAACTAAAATACCCGATAAAATATTTAAAAAAATGATGAAAAGAGATGTCTTCATTGATTCAGCTGAATGTATTAAACATGGAATTGTTCACGAGATTGCTTAATTGTGACATATCTTTTATAGAGATACATAGACATAAGTATTATAATAATAACACTAAGAGTATTTAAATCAAACTTTATAGCCCTGGGTGGAGGTTGAAGTCTCTTCATTCTTTCATAATCAACAACTGCGAATGTCATTATTAAAGAGTAGAGAATATAATTTAGCAACATGAACCGAGTTGCTGTAGATATAGATGAGACCCTTCTTCATTTTCTTCCAAACATGGCAAAGTTCCACAAGATGGAACTGCCATATAAAAAGTTTAGATATGTCTATAGGAACATATTTGACATAACCGAGGCTCGTTCAAAGATAATGGTTATTGATTTTTATAATTCCCAAGAGTTCCATGATTTGGAACCAATGAAAGGTTCTCAAGAAAAACTTTTGGAATTGAGAAATAAATGTTCAAAACTTTATATTGTCTCTGGAAGACAATATTATGTAAGACAAAGAACCGAAGACTGGATTGAAAAACATTATCCAGGTATTTTTGATGATGTTGTATTGACAAACAGTTATACTCACCACGAAGTTTCTAAAGTTGATATTTTCCGTTCTCTAAATATTGACACAATGATTGATGATGATTCTAAAGTGTGTTTGGAAAGTGCAAGGGCAGGTATAAAACCATACAATTTTACAAATGATCCAGTTTATCCATGGTATGAAGAATATGAATATGCTGACTTTTCCTTAAAGAGTTGGGAAGACTTAGAAGTCGTATAAAGCTTTAGTTTGTAATGAAAATATATACAAACTGAAATGTCTCACGCTATTGTTGGTTCTGATTTGATTACCAGGCAAGTCCTGTTTAAACTGAATAAGAAGAACAATGTTCCTTTTATCACTGCAAACAGAAATCCGAACTTTGTTAATTATGTGAAGGATATGAAAACTCCCAGAACTATCGTATCCACTGAAGATTCAACTTTGTATCTTCAAAACATTTCTACAAACCTCCAAAAGGGAGATACTTTTATTGACCTTTCTCGCGACTATTACAAAAATATTCGTTTGAAGGAAAATATTTTCAAACAAAGAAAAATTAAGTATATCTCTGGAGCAGTATCTGACGCCTGTGCTATTTTTAGTGGAAATAGGGATGTATTCAATAACGAACTCCCTTTTTTGGCTGATGCATTTCACACTTGCACTTATACTGGTGAAAAGGCAGAAACTTCTCAATATGTTATGATGATTCAAAATGCAATGAATGATACAATGATTCAAGGACTTCATGATGTATTTTCTTATGGGAGTTATGAATCATCTAAAATGATTGATTTTATCAAAAGTTGTTATGGTTCTGATATTGATGGTAGAGTTGTGAGAACTTTCAATGCCACCACTCAAATGATTAACGATCAAAGATTTAAGGAATTTTCTTTTGAATCTAAAATTCCATGTCCTGTAATTAATTCTTCTAATGAATTTGTGGATTTCACAAATTACAGAAAATATATTGCAATGCAGTCTTCAACGAATTCACACTATAACGAGCAGGTTGCGAGAAACGCACTTCGTTTCGTCTTTGCCACCGTTATACTGGAAGGAATTAGTATTCTTCGAAGTAAGCCTATCCCAATTAAGCACGCATATGATTATTTATCAATGGGCTCTTCAATTAAGTGTGATATGTTTAGAAAGTCCCAACATGAACTTTATGATATTTTAAATGATACTGAACACGATGCTCGTATGTTTTTGATGCAATGTGTTTCTGTAAGCATTCCATGTCCTGCCGTTCAATCGGCCTTGAACCAACACGACAGTATGAAATACTATCCAGTTGAACTTATTTAAATGTCGCACGACACCATATTTCATTTATGTTTCCAAAAGGTGAATATTCAAACAACAAGTGCAACAAAAATCCAACAAGGAAACTAGAAAGTGCAATAGACGCACCCGAAGCTTTTAGCATATAATACCCAACATAACTCAATAAACCAACAATTATCGCCTCTGGAAAAACTGTAGTTATAGCTCGTCCCATTTACATTTTAGTAATATTATTTTTTGTGATTTTATATTTACCTGGTTTTAATTGCTTAATAGAAGAAGATGGTATTCTATTAATATTTGGATTATTTTTCTTGAACTCTTGTTCTAACAACATACCTATTGCATTCGTGTTATTGTTCATATTATTGTTATTGTTAATTTGTTTCCTTTTAATAACTTTTTTAGCACCACTTATTTTATCCGTAATACATTTTAATAAATCTGAAAATTCAGATATTTTATTTTGTGGCATATATTCCTTTAATTTTCTAAGCTTTTCTCTTTGTATTTCTAAATTATTTATTGTAACTTTTTCACCTTTTTTACTATTAAATTCCTCTTTTATAACTAAAAATGACAAATATGCACTATTTGTATCATTAGCCCCCATATTTTTTATATTTTTAAGAAGATTTTCAAAACTATTATTAGTATAATTATAATTTTTCATAAGAATATTTTTTATTTTATTTTTTTCATTTAATAATTTTTCAAGTTCTTCTACATTATTAGTTTTGGTTTTTTGTATTTTAACGAGTCTTCTTATTATGCTTGAAACATTATTTGTTCTACCATTCAACCTCAATTTAGTCTTTCTAATTTTTAGTGATAAGTATTCTCTTGATTTTCTTAGATCACGTCTAATTTCTTGATTTGAAATTTTTGGAATAATTGAGACAATTTTATTTTTTAATTTTTTTAATGAATATATATTATTTATTTTTTTTCCATGCATTTCAAAAACCCCTTTCATTAAATTTTTTGCAGTTTTTATGTTACTCATCTATGATATAATAATATTATTTTCTTTCAACCCAATCACTTATAAATTTAACATAATCTTTCATAGAGTGGTCTGAAATACCTTGTGTTATTCTGAGTGGATTCATACACATATTTGTGAGACCAGTTGTAAATTGTTTAAATTTGTTTGGATTTTCTAAAATTTTTCCTTTCTTGTCAATAAAGAATAAATCACCAGTGTGTCTATAACGCATCCAAGTTGGTGGTATTCTTGGAACTATATCTCTATCATTTACAAACCTAAACATTTTGTGATTTTCTTCAAAAGCCTTTCTCCACTTATTTGTTCCAATTCTAGGGCACCCGTAATTGTAACAAATAGCACCAGGTAATCTACTCGCAGCAATGCCACTCATTGCACCACCTAATGAGTGTCCACAAGTATAAATTTGTTTTGTTCTTATTGTTTTGAGCCAATCTGTGATGTCAGGCCAAAGAGTATCAACTTCATCCCTAAAACCACTATGAACTCTACCCTTTTGTAATCCATCATAATCAGGTCTGAGTAAAATATTTAAATCAGCACACACATCATTTTTTGTTGTTGCCTCTGTTCCACGAAAAGTCAGAACAATGTGCTCGTCTGCTTCTAACCCAAAGCATTCTGCTCCATATACATCAAAGTATTTGATATTTTTGTAACCCATTGGCTTGGTTTCTTTCTTGAAGGTTTCTTCTGATTTTTCGTATGCAAGTTCAGATAATTTAGCAAAATGTAACGCATTTTCAAAACTAAATGATTTAGTCAATTTCATTTTATTATTCCTGGTTATTATTTTTTTGACAGTATTAATTAAGGATGGAAAACCAAAACAACAATTCTTTAAGAACTCCTCCAGGTAGTCCAGGAACAAAAAAATATTTAGCCGCACTAAAAAAAGAAAAAGAAAAGTTGAGTCGTAATCTCAAACCAAATGAATTGTCAAAATTAATGGAAAAATTTATGTCAAATAATAAAAACAAAAATATAAACAAACCATTTAATGTTAAAAATATAAATAAATTAAATAATCCAGTTTTTATATTAACTGATACAATACTTGATAAAGGTAATATAAAATATGTTTACGAAAAGGAATATTTAAATAAACTCATAGAAAAATCTAGATTTCCTTTATCACCTAGGACTGCATTACCAATAACTAAAAAATATGTAATACCATATCACAATAAAAATAAAAATAATATTTATAAAAATTTTAATAAAAAAATAATTAATAATTTTGATAGTAAGAGATTTAGATTTGAAAGAAAACAAATAATGAAATACTATGGAGAAAACAAAACAATGTATGACATACTATTTTTTAAACATATAAAAGGAGAAATAAAAGATTTTCATTTTGATCTAATGATGAGAATAAATGATAAAGATTGGTTTCCTTATTATATAGGTAGTAATAATAATACTCAAAGAAATGAATTTAAATTAATTACTCAAATTACTTATGGTCAATATTTATTAATTATGGCTTGTATGAATGAAATACATGGAATGGTTGGAGATTTGGCTAAAGGAACAAATGTGAACATGTATATTAACGATGTCATGGGATTATTACAAACTAAAATAATGACTATTATAAGTTCAACTGATACTCCAAATGGAAACATGTATAACAATTATAAAAGAAGGTTATTAAATATGGCTAATAGAAAGAATGTTTCTCCATATATAATGAATTTATTAAATAGAAACTATATAAATAATAGAAAACGAGCACCAAATTCTAAAGGGTGTACAGTTCAATAAATTATAATTTTAATTAATCAATTACTTTTTACATATGGGCTACATATCTAAAAAGTAAGTTACTCCTACTGGGTATTGATCCCAGCATTTAGTCTTCCATATATATGATTTTACTCATATTTAAGCATAATTTAAGCTATTATAAGGACTATGTGATAACCAATTCACTATAGGAGCTTCAATTTGAGTTCGGGAGAGCTTCCTGCTTCCCATATTATACTATATCATTCGCTTTAAGTTATAATTGGTCTAATACTTTACCTGATTCCATGTTCGCTCTTCCAGTTGGACCCATACTTAAACCAGGTGATAGAACTAGAGATGGTTTAGTTTTTATACTTTCACCTGGTTCAAATTTACAGACATCTATTACACTTAGACCATTACAAATATCTGGTTTATTTACTTTATTTGGGAATTCTTTATTGAAATCTTCAATACTTTCTGTTGGTATATCTGGAGATTCTGAGAGTAGTCTATCATACTCTTCTTTACATTTATTGACAAAATCTAAGACTGACACTCTATCTTTTGGGTCAAGGGAGAGTTCTAAATCAATACTTCTGTAGAATTTTGCGTATTGAATACACATGAAGGAGTGTGCCTCAGAAAGTTTTTGACTTTGACTGAATTTCGCGATGGATGTAAGTATGCCACTTATAATGTTTAGTGTGGCAAAAAAGTATTGGAATAGAATAATCGTCAACCTTTTATCTGGTTCTGGTTCATCTGGACTTAATACAGCAAAACCACCGACCCCTGTTATACTTGATATGATAATACTTGGTAGGGTTAGTCGGTTTGATATTTTTTTAAGCCTAATTCTAGCATTGTTGTGAAGCCATCTGTATCCTGCGGCTCTTTCAGCCCATTTATATACGAGTGCTTCTTGTTTGGAACACCATTGAGATTGTTTAGGCTCAACCATATGATTATTAAAGAAATTAAAAATAACAACTTATACTAGACTATGTGTGACGTGTACGGACCAAGTACAGCTGGTGTCATAGCACTAAACGCCATTGGTGGACAAGATGTTCACCTAGTTGAAGAAAATATTGAGAAATCACTTTTTAAATATGAAGAGATACGACATACAGATTACACTCGTTTTTATAGGAGTACAAAAATTGATAATAAAACAAAACAAAAGTATTGGCCATTTGGACAGGAGGGTAATGTAGTCAAAGTAACTTTAAATCCACAATCTATGGGTGATTTACTTGCTAATATGTATTTATCAGTGGAGCTTCCAAGATGTATTTATAGTCGGTATGTTGGTAATAGTTTATTTAAATCTATTGCATTCAAAGTTGATGGTCTTGAAGTTGAAAAGATTTACGATGACTGGCAGGTTATTTATAATGAAATGTATTTGGAGACAAGTGAAAAATCTGCAAATGATTATTTGTTAAATAGAATGATGCACCCTATATCTTGGAAAAGAAACGAGGAGGAATCTATAAAAAACGCTGCTGGTGCCCTTTCTACTATTACAACACTTATTCCTTTGCGTTTTTTCTTTTCAAGAAAGTATGCAAAATCAGAATACGATGTAAATAAACCAAATAAACCATATCTCCCATTATGTGCAATGTATAAACAAAAAATTATTCTTGAAATAGAATTCAATCCTATCTGGTTTTTTAGCAAACCCAAAACATCTTTTGCTAAATCTGAACCAAAGTTTATAAGAGTGACAGATTTTGAATTTCCAACTTTGGATAATTTTAAAATTATCACTGAAGAAATTACACTTTCACCCGAAGATCGTTTGTTTTACTTGAGAAAAAAGTATGATTTATTGGCCAATCTTGTGTTTAAAAATCCTACTATTGAGACTAGTTTGGGTGATCCAACTATTAGAACAAACTTGGTTCCTAGTATTCCAGTTAAAGCTATTCATTGGTTTTTGAGAAGGAAGAAATATGAATATAAATTGCCAATTGAGGTGAGTTCCGGTGATCCATTATTCATTCAAGAATATACAGACAAATATGTTTCTGATGGAATCAATTTGATTGATAGTAGATATCGTTTTGAACGATTGAAAGAATGTAAAATATATTTAAATGGTTTGGATCTTCCAAATGTTTCGGTGGCTGACCATAAATATTTCAAATATTACATTCCTTTACAGGCTCGGTTGACATGTCCAGAGAAAAACATTTACACATATTCATTTGCCATGACACCCATGAATTCTGATCCAACTGGTAATTTAGATTTTTCAAATTTCAATTCCGATAAAACATTTTTGGATGTTAAAATGTTTGGTGGTTCATATTCAACCGATGGTTATGGGCATTCTAATGTGAATAGATTAGATGAGACATATATCTTATATGTTTATTACACTGGTTTAAAGATGTTTAGCTTTGAAAATGGATTCATGTCTGAAGCAACATAAACAATTAACTCACATATTATTAAAAACAATGAGGACAGGTTTTGATTTAAGTGGACAATCCCAAGACTACGGTGGTGAAATGATAAACACCATGTTGGGTTTAATTCAGCCTGTTTTCGAACAGGGGATCGTTTTGGGGGCACAGTATTCTAAAGCGTGTGGTAGGGATGTCATGTTGGATGAAGATATTGAATATGCCATGAAATATTGTATAATGCACAAGGTTGGACAACAGTCTGGTTCAATTTTTGGACCAGAGGGGGATGCTAGGATCGGCGAAAATGGTTTAGAATTTCCAGAAGATGAAGATGAGGATGAGGATATTGAAGTTGTACCTGTGGATCAATTACCAACATTTACTCGGTATACCGGTGAAGATTCCATGATGAATAGAATAAACACCGCGGTGGATGAATGGAAAAATTGGAAACCAGAAAGTCCCGTTCAGGAAATATTAAAAAGTGCATTAGATAATAATGAGTTTGCAGTCTAGTGCACCGGAGGGGTGGAATCTGACTTTGAATAAGGATTTTAAATATATAGATGAAGATTCAGTGAGTGAGTGTAGTGAATATTCATTTATAGATGATTATGTTCCTCAAATAAAAAAAAACAAAAAAACTTTTAAGAGTGTAATGACCAAAGAAGAATTTCTACCAGAATAATTTTCTAAATTATAATATATAAAATGTCATCTTCAGCGCAAGAAGTTGTTAAGACAGTTGCCTCCGAACTTGAGCTTCAATCCCTCAACGCGATTGTTGGTGGTTTCGCCTTTGCCGCTGCTCTCTCATGGATGGACCTTGTTCGATTCCTCGTCCAAGCGATTGTCCGTGTGAAGAACAACGGTGGTGCGCACTACGCATTGACTGCTCTCCTCACCACTATCCTTTCAATTGCCGTTTTCTTGGTTGTGCGCGGTCTCAACAAGAATGTCAAGCGCCCAGACCAACCAATCTACGCCGTCACCCGGTAGATGGTGTATTAGTAGGAACTGGTTTTGCTTTGGGTCTGGTCACATAAATTGTAAAAATACCCATTATAACAATTATAGCGATTGCGAGATATACTCTATATCTATGCCAATCCCATCTATCAACATCATCAAATTCTGGGATGCTGATTGGTGGTGGTAAAGAAACATCTCTCTTTACCTTTGATACAATCTTTTCTTTGGAACATTTAATTTTGAATTTTAAACTGTAATTTGAATTCCTAAAGTCATATGGAACAAGTTTTCCTCCACTTGAATACAAAAACTCAAGTCTTAAATTTTGAAGGGTGCTTTGAACCCCAGAATTGAAATCATACTCAACCAAATCATCCGAATTTACGAATTTAGATGAATCTCCTTGTTGTAAATGAATTTTGCCTGTATAGTGTGGATTATTGTAATAAATGTCTTTAGAGTAAACATCTGAACCACATGTAAGTCTCAACAACAATGCATTAGGTCCATTTAAATTTATAGCACCAGATTGAATGACATTTCCACTTGAAGAGACATCTGAAGCAGGAAATCCCAAAACTTCATGTGGTGTTGTCAATGGATTATTTATATCTGAACCATTTGTTCCTGTTTTAAATTTAAAAGTAAATGCTGAGGAACCACTAAATGTGAGAGAATCTGTATCACTATTGTAAACTACATTTGATACGGGGGTTGCAGCTAGTTTTGTTTTTAGATCAGCGGCTAATGTTGTACCATCAGTATAATTCTTTTCACTGAGAGTGATTGTTGAGCCATTTACATCAAATTGTTTGTTTGTTTCACAAATAGTCAATTGAGGTGTTGGTATGTTTCCTGAGATTAAACTAATTTTGGAAACATCATATATTTCATTTTCCAAATATATTTCCAAATTTGATACATCTGGAAATAGATTTGTATTTCTATCACCACTATCTATGTCTAAGATGTAGTCACCCATTAAAATTTAGGGATATAATTTTAATGACTGATTTTATTTACTAAAAAATGAATTAAGTTTTTACTTGTAAAGGCTGTGAGCGAGGGGGTTGTCGGCCAATTGTCGCTTAGCGATGCCAAGGTCAAGACGATGGTTCTTATTGCCCTTGTATGGGTTGAGATCTTGGTGTCTTGGTTTGACATATTGTTGTGTCCATCCACCTGCCACTGGTCCCAAGCGTCCATCCATGCGACCATTGTCGGTACGCACAGCGGTAACCATACCATAGGCTTGGAGTGGATTACCACGCACATTCATACGACCAGAGTTTGGTTTGCGGTATTCAGTTGTAGCGCGACGCTCACTAAGTCTGAGACCATATTTGGAGAGTTCTTCTGGTGTTCTGATTTTATTACCTGCAGCGGCAACGAGTGTAGAGTTTTCATAACCACCATAGAAGCTTGAAATGCCTGGTTGAATATTGTCCATGTATTTGTATTGTCCATCGGCGACATCTGATTTGTTGCGAGTTGGATCTTGGGCGATTGTTCCATGGGGAACAACACGCTTGGCGGAAGCAAACTCCAAACCATCTGTTCTTGTGCCAGTTTGGGAACGATTTGTTGATCTCTTTGTTTTTTCGTATTCTTCTCGGACTGTAACACCGTTGAGAGAACCACCTTGTCCTTGACCGCGTCCAAAAACAGGTGGACGGCGTTCTGGAAGGTAAGCAGTGCGTTCTGGCTTGTTGTGACCAATTTGTGATGGGAGTTGACCTCTTCCGCCTGATATATCTCTAGCTGGACCAGATCTACCGGGGAGTGTGGTGAGTCTATAAGCCCCGACATTTTCTGGCATGGCACGGAACATTTGTTGGAAACCACCGACCGCGGGAACGTCGGAATTGACACCCAAACCTGGACCAACTTTCTGCTGTGGTATTGGTGAAAGATTATTATGCACCTGTAAATCAGTAACAAAACGATCTTTCATATCCAAAACTTCACCCCCACTACTTTTTTCTTGTTTAGCAATGTCGGCAAAAACTGGCATTTGTTCGGGACTGGAGAGTTCTCTTTCTTCGCTGTTTATCATGAAATCGGTGTTAAGATTAGCCTCATTTTCAGATCGTGAATAATCAGTTGAAGGATTTACTGGTGCCCTAGACACCGGTGTTCCCTTAACCACCATTGGTTGGTTATTCGCGGGCTGTTCAGCTAATTTTTTTCCGGTATACACCAAGCCCATTAGCGCTAAAACGGAGACTGGATCTGCCATTTATTAGTTGTTGATATTTTTATTATATCGCATATCAAACAAGTCATTCTGGAGTTCCGCGCGAGAGCTTCGTGGTTCATATAAACTGGGGAGAGGAGGAGTTGGCATTGAGTTGTCAATTGGGAAAAATTGTTTTTCGTAGTTGTTCACTACAATTTTACCAAAACGAGTTGTTGACTGAGGTCGGAGTTCATCTGACACTTGTATATGCGCAGCAGGTGAACCTTTACCAGCCATATATGGTGCTGTTCCATACAACATAGTGTTTGGTCTGGAGGAGTAATCCCCGTAGTTTTTGCTAGTAGATTCTGGGTAAGTGAACACTGTATCCACGGCACTTCGCTCAGGGACAGCATTGTCTTCAAGCCTTTGTATATCTGGTTGTAGCTGAAATGACATTATTACTATTTACTAAGATTTAATTACGCTTATTACCAGCCCAATCAAGACCACGAAGTTGGTTGAGTTGTACACCCCGGGCATCTGGGCTGCATACTGAACCATCACTCTTACAAATAGCCCCAAATTTGGGTCCATACAACCATTCGGCAAATCCAGTTTGGTCACCTGGAATGGTAGTCACGGGTGAAGAAACAAACTGCCTGGCAGCGGCAGCCCTCTGCTGAGATGGTAATGGGGATCTTGAGCGACCAGCATCAAAAGGCAATGTATCATCCAATGCTTGTTTTATCATTGGAGCCACGCTTTCTGAATAACACGCTGGTGGCCTGTTAGGATTGGCGTAGTCAGACATCAATACATTACCCATGGGATTGTCATAAGTAGGAACTTGACAATTTCCACGGACTTGGTCGTCTGATCCGGGGGGTCTGAACATGTTTTCTTTTATCATTTTTGATTTATACATAATGTAAAGTATAGCAAGCATCATAATTCCCAATACAAAAATTCTAATGTCGCGTTTTAACAAATATATTAAGCATACTGCATACACGATAAATCTTGATGTAGCATTGACTCGTTGTTCTGATGTTTGAGAAGCAACTGGCCAAAAGCTGAGCACTCTATTCACATCAAAAAATATAGCTGGATCATCGAACCAAGTCTTTTCTTGGGGTTCCACTTCCATTTATTATATACTATCTATTTATTTTTTCATCATTCCACCAAGAAATCCAGCCATCATTTTTTGAAGGGCAGACTCATCTATCTCACCACCCTGAATCTTATCGGCTGCATCCTTGGCAAGATTTTCAATCACATTCAAAGTATCTTGTGGAACAGCACTAATGGCGGTTCCAAGCATGTAAAGGGTTTGCATGTATTGCCAAATCGCATCTTTCGTCTTGGGAGAAGCTTTTTCCCACAATGAAGCAAATTTCAAATCTTTCAACAATTCAATGTTTGGAAGATCTTCAAAAATGAAACTTTCGTCCTTGTTAGAAATCTTACTAGCAAATGGTGCAATACCAGTCATGTATCCCTCAACAACCTTACGACCGTTGGTGTCACGGAGAAGTTCAAACGATGTCATGAACTTTTTAATGCTTCCCTCTTGGGGAAAAGCCTTGTGAAGCTCAGCAATAAATTGTCCCATCATATCGTTGAATGCTGAAACAGAAGCCATTTTTATATATATACATTAGGTAAAATCTTTAAGTTTAGAATGGCTCTGTAGATATTATTTCGCGTTGAGATATGCCTTGGTCTATTATAAAGTAAACCATGACAGCATTAAGAACAGCTGGCTTGAGGTAAGCATTTAGTTCTTTTTGTGGTTCATTATTAAGTTGTTGCTTAAGGTAAATATAAGCGGCAGTCAAACCAGCCGCCACCATGGCGGCACCCATGGGATCTCGGAGAGTCTCACTCAATTCCATTTATATATATTGGGGTTTTTTTGTGCGCGCGTCAGGGGCATCATCAAATAAACTTTCATCTTCATCATCTTCTTCTGGAGTGTCAGTAGTTGGAATTGACTTGACACCAACTTCTGTTTCAAATGGAACATTTGAGGGGTCGGGTTCTGTTGATTCTTCGTTGTCTTCTCCAATATCTTTAAGTTCTTCTGATGCTTCATCAACTGGAGCACCATTTGGATACTCGTCCAATGGTGGTGGGGATGGAACGCCTCCCTCGGTCGCCTCACCCTCTTCACCCTCTGGTTTTTCTTCAACGTAACTTTGTTCCAAGTCATCGTCATCCACGGGATCACTTTCTTCAACATCTAACTCAGCTCCACCACTTTCTTGGGGTGTCATGTATGTAGAAAGAATCTCTTGAACTGGAATACTCTGCTTAATTGTTTGTATAATAATCTTACGAAAACGGTCGTCTAATTGTTTGTTTCTTTCATATTCAGATTGAGTTGCTGTAAATACATATGGATCATCATACAAATCTTTCGCAGCATTATTGTAAACAGTTTGAATAAAGACATCGTTTGTTGGGAGTTTTAGGGACAGCTTTCTGTTTCCGGCTTGAATACGAACAGCAGACAAAATCTTAACATTACTCACCAATACAGCAGCCAAAAGTTCACCGAAAGATGAATAAGTTGATTCAATTTCAGATGCTCTGGTGCGAGACATTGTATTAGACCAACTTGGAACTTCCTTCAACAAACTTTGGAACATTTGAAGAACTTTTCTACCCTTAGACATTCTTTGAGCTTCCATAAACATTTCATGAAACACTTTTATCATAGGTTCAGTCATGACAGTAACCATTATGTTCTGGTATTCATCTTTAGCTTCTACCAATACACTGAGGTTCTGATCCATTTATCATAAAAGCGTGTTTTTTTTGAGGGTTCATTACGCACCTATTATCGTTTATATTTAGCGGCGGCTTTTTTAAGGTTTACAAGTGTAGGCATCTCAAAATCATCCTCTTCTTCCGGTTCTGGGTGAACAACTTTTTTGGAGTGCTTCTTCTGTATGTTCCACGCAACATAAATAGAATAAGTGTCAGCTAAAGTACTTTCAAAACCGCCATTTTTGAATTGCCTCCTTAAATACTCTGCTGCAACACCCCTGTCAAATGTTGGATATCCAAAAACAACGGAAGGAACAGTTAATAAAGCACATTTATAACCCATTTCCGTACTTAATTTTATTTTTCTACAAAACTGATCGTATATTTTCTGATAAATCTCTTTACGAATTCGTTTTCTTTCATAATCAACTTTTTGAACGTCGCTTACTCGCAACATTTCATAGTTTCTTACATCTTAACTACTTTATTTCTTTCAGTCTTCCACGCAACTTCGTCAAAATATCCACGAGACAAGGCAGTTTTCTCCTTAATCACCTGGTATTTAGTAAACTCTCTAGCTGTGCCGTCTGTTGTGTAAGCAGAGACATCGCTTGGGGCATCAATACCGAGAGGTTGGGTGCGAGCACCAATTATTTTGGCAGTGTTGTAATCAGCATCCACAGTTACAGCAAAACCATAAGCATACCCTTTATTACGAACACACATGAACATGACACGAACTATCTTCTTCATTGGGCCATCATATTGTCTGATGTCAGATGTTTCAATAATGTAACAACAATCATCAATCTTTTCTTGAATGTATTTGTTCGCATTCAAAATAATTTCTTGAAGGTGGTGTGGACCCACCTTAACTGAAACCTCCTCCAAACCTTGGGTGTCGGTGAGTTTGTCATCAATCAATAAATATTGAGCTTCTTTTTTGTGACCTGAAAATCCAAACCTCTCTACAAAGCCCTCCTTCTGGGTCATAATTATCAAGACTACCAGGATGAGACCAAGAAAAACGAGATTATTCATTTACTATTATGCGTTATTTTTTTTTACAAATAAAAAATTAATTAATACAAGAGATGTCTTGTGTACTTGTATTCAGTCCCAAGTGTAACCACTGTAATGATCTTATTGCATATTTAGATAAACATCCACAATTTAATGGAATGATTAAATTTCACAACATTAATACTCAGGGTATACCTGCATCATTAAAAAGTTATGTTAAATCCGTTCCAACTATGCTTACAAAAAACGGTAAAGTATTGACAGGTAAGGAAATTGAAAATTATTTACAATCTTTACTACCAAACAAAGAACTATCAAATTATAATTTTTCAGGTGGGGGGTTAGGAAACTTTTCATCAATTGATGGTGATGATATTTCAGACATTGGTTTTGATATAAATAACTATGGACAATCACTACAACCAGCAATGACATCAAAGTTAGAAGCTCTCATATCAAGAGATGTTAAGGAAGCATACTCAGACGCTGACCCATCAAAACAATTAAAGATTTAAAGTTATTTTTTACTAGATGAATCTTACAACTATACAAGCGTCAGCAATAAAGTCATGCTTTGAGGTGTTGTCAGGAATTCTGAATGATGTTAATATATATTTTAAACCCGAGGGTGTTTTTGTCACTACTTTAGATACTGCGAGAACATCTCTCATTGATTTGAGACTTTCGGCAGAAAATTTTGAAGAATATGAATGCAAAGACCCAATCGTCGCTGGTGTGAATATTTCAAATACTTTTAAACTTTTAAAGTCTATTACAAATAATGATATTTTGAAACTTTCTATATATTCAAAAGAATTTATGAATATAGAAATTGTCAGTGAAAATAAAAAAACAAAAACTAAATTTGAATTGAAACTATTGGATATTAATGAAAACATATATGAAGTTCCAGAAATACCAATGACTGTCACCACATCCATCTCATCCGTTGACTTTCAAAGAATATGTAGGGATATGAGCAATATAGGAACTGATATACGTATAAGAAGAGTTGGAAATACTATGTCCCTAGCGTGTTCAGGTGACTTTGCAAACCAAGAAACATCCATTGAATGCATAGAAAAAGTAGAGAAAGAACTATGCGGTGAATATTCATTGAGATATTTGAATATATTCACAAAAGCCACAAGTATGTGTGCGATGTTACAATTAATGCAGGAAGAGGGAAATAGGTTTTTGGTTCTTAAATATAGTATTGCAAACCTAGGTGAACTAAGATTCTACTTGGCTACTAAGTCAACGGAATGATCAGTTTTAAATGCCTTTGTATTTCTCATCGCATCAGAAATAACTAAATAAGGATACTCCTTCTTCATTGTCTCTTCATCATAGGAAAATATATCCTGGATAAGAATAGCTTTTCCGTAAAAGTTACTCTTAGGACCAGCATACCTCTTGATTTTTTCTGTGACATCTCTCGCAGTGTCACATTCTTGGTTTATCAAGGAGGCACGAACAATTGGAAGAAAAATACCACTTGAGGGATCCTCCGGTGGCCAACATTGAGATATACCACGGGTTACATATTTGTAAACCTTGTTGTTATAATAATATTTTGTGCAAATCATACAATTTTTTACATTTGAGGGAACAGGAACATTTGATATATCCTTGTTTGTTATGTCAACATAATGACTCGTGTTATAATAAGACCAATATTGAGATTCATTTTGCCAGAAATCACTTGATATAAAATATTGTTCAGAATCTGGATCAGTTTCGTATGTTAGAGAACGATAGATAATTTCATAATTTTTGTGTTTGAAAAGACGACTATATATTTCATAGGCTTTTAAGATAACGGGGGTTAAAAGTTTGATAGACATTACTAAATAATGGAAGGTAATTTTTTAAGTAGATACAATAACAAATTAGAAGATTTTGAAAAAAAGATTTTACATGACCCTTCAAATAAAATAATATATGAATCAGAAATGGCAGATTATATAATAAAGTGTATGCCTTATATGTCTAGACACGCAGAAGAACAAGATGAAACTGTTTCTAGGGATAATGTTTTTAATTGTAAAGAAACAAAAGGTCTAGAGAGAAAAGATATTTATTTAGATTACCTCGCAGATGTTGAAAATATGAATGTAGACAGGAACACATCAAAAAAAGTTGAAGATTGTGAAGACTGTAAAACGGCAAATCTTTTGTACTTTGCAGAAACAACAGATGTTGTATGCGGAGACTGTGGTAAAGTTGTTGATATTATGTTAAGTGAAGAACTCACATATAGAGAAGAACAAGAATCAACCGAAAAAATAATTAATTATTCATACAAAAGAGAAAATCATTTTAATGAATGGTTGTCTCAATTCCAAGCTCAAGAAATGACAAACATACCTCCCGAAGTCATTGACAATTTGAGAATAGAATTGAAAAAATTAAAAATTAAAAAATTAGAAGATATTACACATGCTAAAATAAGAGGTCTTCTAAAAAAATTAAAATTAAATAAATATTATGAACATGTTCCATATATAACAAATATTCTAAATGGTATAAATGCACCAAATATGCCACAAGAATTAGAAGAGAGGTTGAGAATAATGTTCAAAGATATTCAAGGACCATTTGAAAAAAATTGTCCACCCGAAAGAAAAAATTTTCTTTCATACTCATATGTTTTATATAAATTTTGTGAACTCTTGGGGGAAGACGAATATCTACAATATTTTCCATTGTTAAAATCAAAAGAAAAATTATACAACCAAGATGTCTTGTTTAGAAAAATATGTGAAGAGTTAAAGTGGGAATTTATTCCAACAATTTAAAGATTAGCTTAGATTATAGTGTAATGAATAAATACTTGTACGTGTGCAGAGCATCCCTGTATCATTTTAGGAAAGGTTTTGAAACATTGTTCGAAGGTTTCAAAGACCCAGATAAATTCCAAAAAGAAGACAGAGAACAAACTGAACTAATGGCTAAATTATTTCCAGTAATGGTCTATTTATCGATGAATCACAAACCATATGGATGAGTGTGAACCCAAACATTACAGATCCATTTCTCACCTTTTTTTACAGGTGTACCACCATGTAAAGCTTTTGATGTAACAAGTCCATAATTGTCCAAATTATTAAACCTTAATACATCACCAGCTTGTAATTTATATTTTTTATCCAAATTTGGAAAATCAGTTTCACCTCCCTCATAGTCATCATTCAACGCTATGAGGAAAGTGTGTTTTCTATTATTTTTGTAATCTAATTCTCCTCGTTCAAAAGCATCATTGTGGGGAATATAAAATCCACCGGGTTTATATCGCACTACTTGAAGACTTTCACAGTTAGACAATGGTCTGTCACAATTTTTCAAACAACGACGCATGACACGCTCAACAATTGGATCATCTTTGTGACTCAAAAAGGCAGTTTCACTTACTCTAATTTTTTCGTCAATTCTTATGTTTTTATGATTAGATACAGTTGAAGACTTTAATCTAGTTCTAGCCTTTTCAATAATGTGTCGTCTTTCTTCTTCTGTAATCAATCCATGATACACCTTAGGTTTTCTATATGTGGGAAGTAATAACAATATAAAAATTATTAACACAATTACAAAAATTGTAGTTCGCATTTTAACATTACAAAATATTATTTTCTAATCGACCAATCCTCTGTAAAATAAGGAACAACACAGTTGTATCTCTTACTAATATTATACAACTCCCTAGATGTATAACCAACCAACTTAGCCAATAATTCGTATATCTCATCGAATTTATTTTTATCAATAACAAATTGTCTTAACAAATCACCAGTTGTATCTATAAACATTCTCAAAACATTGTGAATATCTCTCTTCTTTTCATGAGATTTTTCTCGTCGTTGGATTTTCTTTTTATAATCAGTCTCTGATAATTCACCCAACATATAAGAAACTCTTAAATCCCTATTATTCTCTTCTTCCAAGTTATAATAATATCTGAGTTCTATTCTTTCAATATGAATTATTGTTCTATGAATTGTTATAATTCTTTTTTGTGGGAAATTTAATGTTTGTCTCTCAATCAAATATCTATGAGAAATTCCCAAAGCACCACATATTTCATATACATCTGGAACTCCTCCACATGGTATATCACCGTGCTCTCTTCCGCTAATACCAGATTTCATCCTAAATTCATAATAATGGGGGTTATGTATTCTACCTGTATCAATTCTAAGAGTTTGCCAGTCAAACGCAGTATGACATGAGGGACACCACATCTGACGACACCCCTCTATAAATGTAATCATTGTTCCACAAGAAGGACAACCTTTTGTATCTTTCTTCAAAAGTTCCATTGTTTTAACAGCCTCTGGATTACACTCATGATTTTCATCCTTTTTTTCGTTGCACTTGTTACAAATAGTTGAATCACAAACACCACATTTCCATTTAGTGCTTAAAAAACCACGGCATTCATCAATAGGACATTTTCTAACAAATTTCCTGCGCTCACCATCTTCTTCTAATGGAACACTTGTATTCCTAACAATATTTACATTGTCCATGAGAATGGCTCGCTTTTGATACAAAGTATTTATTTCCTTTGTCATATGATTTATTTTTGATTCCAATCTCCGGGCTTTTATTTCCCTAGAAACATATTCTTGGGTTGCCGGCATTAATATTTTTTCTCTTTCTAACAATATCTTTTCACGATGCTTTCTATAAAGACCATTACAAAAACTTTTTGTACAATGTTCATTCAAAAATTCTCTATTCCACAAATTCTTACAATTCATACAATGCGCATCTTGCATGGTAGATGTTAAATAAGACTGAACACAACTTCGACAACATGAATAATCACAGTATGAACACGATATCTTTTTGTGATTATTTAAATTGTATTTATCACAACATACGGAGCAATCCATCTTAGATCTTTATGGACGCTTGGCTTTAAACTTATCTCTAACCCAATCCCTATCTTGTTTAAAAATTTTAGAAAGTTTAGGATTCTTATTTTTGAACAATATCATCAATACATTCAACTTTCTAAAAAGACCCAACCATGGCTCACCATCCCTAATAACACGCATCAACGCTCTGTGTCTCGCCAATGGTGACTTGTCAATAACACCTTTGTATCCATGGTCAGATAGAAGAGTGTTATTTCCCAATGGAATTATAACCTTAGCTTTCTTCATTAATTTATAAAAATATTTTTATTTATCTACCCGCGAATCCTCCAGCAATATTTGGATTCTTCGCGTTGTTATTTATACTCTTGTTTTGTATTTTTTGCCATATCAATTCATCTACTAGTTTAGTTAATTCTCTTCCTCGCGCAGTTGGATTATTTCGCTTCACCTGGTTTTTATAGAATTTCAAGTGAACTTCTGAAAGTAATCCTTTTCTAGATTTGACCTGCTTCCTACCAGCTGCACCTGCCTGTTCTAATGTTTGTGTTCGTGTTCGTGTCGCTCTACCACCCCTCCCTTTGCGTTTTGCTAAATACGCAGCACCAGCAGTAGCACCGACAGCAGCGACGGCAGTGCCTAAACCAACACCTGAACTTGTAGCAGCCTGTTTAGCTACTTGCTTACCAACTGGAGCAGCAGCTAAAGCTGTAGCTACAGCTGCATTCTTAACGGTCTTTTTAAGAACGGGACCAGATTTTTTTACAGTATTCCCAACTGTATTTGAAATCTTTTGAATTTTGGTTCTTTTATTTGGGAGAGGCGCGTTTGATGCATTTTGGAAAATTGGAACATTTTCTTCATTATTTAATGGTTTATTTGAAGCATTTTTAAATTTATTCTTTTCAAAACGTTTTGTAAATTTATTCCAAGTAACTCCACTCGCTGGTGCACCCCCTCTCAATCTACCCCTTGGTTCGGGTTTTTTTTTGAATTGTGTTTTTTTCATCATTCTCGTCTCTTTTCTTATTTTTTTGTTGCCTTTTTTAGCTTTAATATTATTTTGAGCAGCAGCTGCATTACTCTCTCTTTTTTTGGCAAGTTCTTCTTGTCTATTTATCTTTGCTTTTTCTAATGCTTTTATAGCTTCTTCCTTAGCCTTTTTATTGGCTTCTTCCTTAGCCTTTTTATTGGCTTCTTCTTTAGCTTTTCTATTAGCTTCTTCCTTAGCCTTTTTATTGGCTTCTTCTTTAGCTTTTCTATTAGCTTCTTCCTTAGCCTTTTTATTGGCTTCTTCTTTAGCTTTTCTATTAGCTTCTTTCTTAACCTTTTTATTGGCTTCTTCCTTAGCTTTTCTATTAGCTTCTTCCTTGGCCTTTTTATTGGCTTCTTCCTTAGCTTTTCTATTAGCTTCTTCCTTGGCCTTTTTATTGGCTTCTTCCTTGGCCTTTTT